ACTTCGCGAACAAGTCGGATCTCCTGAAGTTTGTGATTCAGAAGATCGCTGAGGTGGAGATCCTTGCCGATCGGTCGGACGAGGATAAGGCGAAGTTCATTGTGGATGAGGTCAAGAAGGCCATTCGTGAGTCCCCCCTGTCCGAGGAGCAGAAGACTCAGTTGGCTGGATGGTGCGACGTGACTCTCCCCTACGTTGTCGAGGCCGTCAAGCTTGTGAAGGCTGAGGCCGGGAAGGTCGTGGGCGTGGCCCTCGCGGAGGTGAAGAAGTGCTGCCCGTCGTGGTTTTCGAAGAAGGCTGCGGCCCCGCCGGCGTAAACAGATCATCGTTTTCTGAGAACGAACCGTTCGCGTACTTTTGTACCCTGACCTCCTCCTTAGAATCAATCCGATCCAAAACATTGGGGTAGGGAAGCATCTCAATTTTTACCGATCCGTCCGCCTGAGGATGGAGGGTTCGGCACGTCCTTTCGTGTGGATTCAAGCACTGGGTTCCACACCAAAGAAAGCTGGTCGTATACGAAATCGTGGGTTTCATGTAGACCATCCCCATCTTCGTGATACGGTACATTTGTAGTTCTACACACGCTGTATTTAAACTAGACGTACATGAGTCCCAGTGTTACCGCGAAAAACACGAAAGAATGGAGCAGGAGTCCGAAGCCGGTCGGTAGGCCATTCTCAAAGATACGGAACGTGGTATACGGTCCCGTCACAGACGTCACAAGTCCGTCCATGACGCGAAACGTAATGGGGTTCGCCAGAATGTAGAACAGCAGACCCTGAAAGGCCGAGATCTGGAGTTTCTGAGTTGCGGTGGGACCAGCCATTCTTATTATTACTTATTCTCTAGCTTGGAAAGTATTGCGCGTGGCCTGTATAGTTTCCAGCAACTGAGGAATTTTTGCCAGCATAGGAGCGATCGCAGCTTCATCTCTCTTGGCGGGTTCGCGGGAATCGAGGGGTTCGGTGACGAAGAGGATCGCTGTCAATAAGAATGTCTGCTTTGATTTCGAGTTGGAAGGTTCCCAACGCAAGGTATACAACTTGAAGAGGGCCTCGACATACGTATTGCTCTGGGCGTTTATCACATCCCAGATCATCCAAATAAGATGCCGGGCATACTTGGATGAATAGTAGGGACTCTTGCGTTCGGCCACCACGAGCGCCTGCTTCGTTCGCTTCTTCTGTTCGCGGGCATACGCTAGAATCCACGAGAGCCAGTAAAAGGCCCGCTGATTATCCCGTGTCTGAATTGCGAAACAGAACTCGTTAAAGGGAATCTTGAGTTCGAATGGATCTTCCGCTTTCACGAACGGGGTGCTCGTCATTTGCGACGTCGCCCGCAGGTTCTCACGCACTGTTTCAGGAAGAAAATCGTGTTCGGCCTTGATCGTTGGCAGCGTAATGGTCTTCTGCTTTTTGGCAGTGGAAAGGACTATAGCAACTTCGCAGACGAGCGTACGTGCATCATCGCGATTCCGGATCTCTGTCATCGTGTGAAGAGTATACATCTGCTCGATCTCTGCGAACCGTTCGTACTGGGTAACTAAGTAAGTAAAGATATTGGGACAGGAGCGGTGGACGTACAGCGACGCTGCTTCAAAGAATGTGGCCCATATCGAATGCACCAGACCCGAACATAGCAGTTCGAGAGTCCAGTAACACGCGTAATCGGCATGACCCAACTGAATGCTTTGAAGAAGTGATTTGTTCGCAAGTTTACGAGCGTGGCCCGAGAAGGTGAATGTTTGAAAATCCACTACACTCCTTGTGTCGTAGATTTGCATTCTATATTGATATTGTGTTGGAGTGGGAGGGGATTAGAACGTGTAATACGCATTAGATCCGTTTGTCCCCTGTGTTCCAGAGTACGCCAGTGTGATACCAATTCCTGACTGTAGATAGTAGGTTGTAGTGTTTCCTCCATTGAAGACTCCGTTTATGGATGTGAGCGTATAGTTCACGGTACTGTTGTTCTTGACAACCCAGTATGTACCCTGCGTAGGAGTTGTTGTTGGAAACGTTATGGTGATCGTTTGTGCTTGGGTGGTTAAGCTGTAATACGTTGTTGCGTTCGTAGCTAAGAGTGTTAAGGCGGATCCAGATGGAATACCCGCGACGTTGAGGGTGGAAATGATATTCGAGGTGCAGTTAATGGTTCCTGAAACCGTGAGAGGATACGACGTATTGAAGGCTCCGCCGATTCCCACAGAACCCAGGAGGGTTGTCGTTCCAGTCACAAACGATATAGCAGCACTCAACGTTCCCTGTACTGAAGTATTTCCCGTTGATATGATCGTTCCAGCATTCACTGATGAACCCGATAGCGTAGTTGCCGCAACTGTCTGAGCTGCCGTTATAGACCCCGAGGAATAGAGTGAAGATCCAGAGATGGTAGCCGCCTGTAGATTTGATAGAGACGTCAGTCCGGACACATTCAATGCATACTGGACCACTGCTGCAGATAGGGTTGTTAGACCCGATACGGTGAGTGAACCGGTGGCCGTGAGATTTGTTCCACTAATTGTTCCAGCAACGGTATTTCCTAGTCTCGCAGTTCCCGTTGTGATAATACTCCCGTTGTTGAGCGTAATTCCACCGATTGAGTTCGAAGAGGTGGTAGGAGAACTGAATGATGCATTGGTGTTGATCTGTCCGTTGACATCTAGCGGGTACTGTGGATTGGTGGTTTGCACGCCTACGTAAGGTATAGCGGTGCTTCTCTTAATAAATAACGCAGTGGTGTTCAAGTCGTTGGCAGCATAATTGGTTCGAAGAGCCAATCCATCGTTGGGCTCATCGTATCCTACTCCAACATACGGGACTACAGTTGTGACCACACTATTGTAAAAGGCAATAGTTCCGGTTGTTGCACCTGTTCCCTTGATGTTGATAGGGTATGTCGATGCCGCGGGTAGGGTCGAACCAATCGCCATGTTTCCATTCAGAAGCAGGTTTGTACTCACATGCGCGGTACCCTTTACATCAAGAGCATAGCTTGGGACAACACCAATTCCAAGATAGTTGTTTGTCATATCACCCTGGAGAAACGGGATATTCGCATTGGTAGAATAGACAAGGAACGTATTGGCTCCCGCCACTGATGTTCCCGGGTTGTTTCCAAGGTAAATACAGTTTGTATACGCGGTTGCACCTGAGTTGCTTCCTGCGTTGGAACCAAAGGCAATTGATTTGCTCCCGGTATTTGCGGCGAATACATTATTTCCAATACCGATCTGGTCGGTGGTCGAACTAATCACAGCGCTGAGCCCGTTGATTGAGGTTAGATTTGATAATCCGTATCCAGACATATTCACTGTCTGAACTGCGTTATTGCACGACCACAGCCGCGCATCTGCCTTGCCAGGATCCGCCCATACGGCTGCTGAACCTGCGTCGTTCATCGCGAGCTGCTGATTTGCATTTCCTTTCGTAGCAGGCCAACTCACTCCGTTCAGTACATTTAGCGTAACACCCGAGAGGGTCGTGGATCCTGAGACGTTTAATGATACAGGGATAATAGCCTGAGATATTGTGGCAGTATTACCTCTCAACGTCGATACTGTAAGTGTACTTGTTGCGGTATTGAATGTTAGCGATGAACTTCCAGTTATAGACCCGTTTGAATTGAATAGTACCTGTGTATCATCTCCGCCAATTCCGTATATTTTCCACGGTAACCATAGTTCTGCCTCACCACTGCCCGAAGACCATCGTATGAATGTCCTCAGATCATTCGTATACGCAATCTGACACATTGGTCCACCACTCGTGTCCGGCCACTTTATGTATGTAACAACCATAGTGTATCCGTTCGGAAGAATACCCCCGTTGGCGATAACGGATCCATCCTTAAAATCTACAATAATTCCTGGTCCACGGAATCTCATTTGAGACGGAGTATCATTAATGTTTCTAGTATCATTCTGAGTTAATCTATATATTACAGTTCTGGTCGTTGCTCCGGTACTAATTCGAATAAATTCTGAATGATAATCGATACTACCGGGCACAGATATGCCATTGAAAGTTGCACTACCCGCAACCGTAATACTACTCTGTAGGGTTGCTGCTCCAGTTAGCGTTGCTCCAGTTAGCGTAGTTGCTCCACCAACACCGAACCCGTTGGAGATATAGGCTGTCTGAGCCGACAGAGCAGTCAAGATATTGACGTTAGAAAATGTAGCTTGTCCTGAGACGCTGAGAGTATTAGTTCCTGGAATATTTACCGTGCCATTGAGCGTTGAGATTCCTGAGTTGGATATGCTTGTAACTGTAATCCCTGCGAAGGTTGAACTACCCGTAATAGTCAGGGTTGTCGCCCGAGCCGATCCGTTGACGTTCAGGGTGTACCCGGCTGTCGACGTAAGCCCCTCAGTTGCGGTTGTAGCATTGATTGTTACCTGGTTCCTGGAGAGGTCGCCGTAGATCAGCGGAGATCCAGCCGTCTGGGAATAGACCACGAGCGAATTGGAAAGATTGGACGATCCGCCGGGGTTGCTGCCGAGGAAGATACAGTTCGGTCCAGCACCCGTAGTACTTCCTCCTATTGCGCCAGCACTGATACCCAGTGCTATGATATTTTCCTGGGCGTTTGCCCTCAGTGCGTTAGGACCAATCCCAATCTGGAAGGGTGATGCACTGAAGATCGCAGAGATATTGTTGAACGATACAATTCCCGTGATTGCGTTTCCATCAGCGCTGATCGTTGATAGGGCTTTACTCTTCGCCCAGTCGCCAAGACCAAGAAAGGAGATGGTATCCCATTTTATAGTATTTCCATTTGCATTCCACGAAAGAATGGTTTTATCGGCAGTTGGGTTGACCCACGAGATACCGTTCAGCTGGGCGAAAGACAGGTTCGTAAACGCTGTCTGGCCGCATACCGTGAGTAGTCCGTTGATGGTTGTTCCTGTTAACATTGTAGACCCTCCGACACTCAGGTTACGCTGAACTGTAAGTCCCGAAACGGTTACGAGACCAGAGACGTTGAGGCTGTTACTCACAAAGATGTTTAAACCGGAGATGGTGGTAGCACTGAGAGTAGCCAAAGTTGTCAGACCAGTCACATTAAGAGTGTTACTGACCGTTGTAGATCCCGCCAGCGTTGTTGTTGAGTCGACCTTGAGTCCTCCACTTGAATATAGTGAGGTTCCGGAGATGGTGGCAGCAGTGAGATTACTCAACGTTGTAAGACCGGTCACGCTAAGAGTGTTACTGACCGTTGTAGACCCTAACAGCGTTGTTGCTGTTTCGACCTTGAGCCCTCCAGAGGAGTAGAGCGAGGACCCCGAGATTGAGGCAGCCTGGAGACCTGCGAGAGAGGTAGACCCTGATACATTGAGTACACCTCCGGTATACACGAACACGTTCGACGCAGAGAGCGATGTGAACGAGACGTTTGAGGTGAAAGTGGCTTGACCGGATACGTTCAGGGTGTTCACGACCTGTACATTCGAGAGCGTCGCAAGTCCAGCACAGACGTTGAAGGCTGAACCGCGAATTGTTGCGGATCCAGATACATCCAGGGCAGCTGAAGGAGTCTTTCCGATTCCAAGCCACATCGCGGATAAATCACCCTGTAAGAACGGTATACCGCTAGTCGTTGAGTACATATTGAAAAAGTTGCTCTGTAAAGGAGAGTCCCCGCCAGGATTGCTTCCTAGGTAAATAAGGTTTGATCCGCCTGCCTTAAGACCGGCATTACGACCTATCGCAAATATCTCATCACCGGTTGCTCCGGACAGCGTTCCGTACCCAAGCCCAATGAAATCTCTAGTATTTGGAGTACCAAACGAAATGGGAACACTATTGATGGAAGTTAAGTTTGTGAGTCCATTCGAACTCATATCAACATCTTGAACCGCCCGGTTCTGAGCCCACCCTGCGAGAGACACTGCAGCTGGGTCTGCCCATCCAGCAGTAGTTGCCGATATTATTTTAAGAATTTGTCCGGTAGTCCCGGATGCTTGCGGCCACGTTACAGTATTAAGACTGCTTCGAATAGTTGTCACTCCAAGTGATGTACCATCAAGTCTAGTTTCTGATCCATCACCGTTTGAGAAGGCTCCATTCATGGTGAATATTCCGCTGTTTACGATAGTAATGCCCAGACCACCCGTTCCGCCTACGTAAATATTTGAAGCCGAGAGCGTTCCCTGTACCGTTGCCGCCGATGTCGTTACGGAGATGGATGAAAGCGTGGTAATTACCCCGTTTGTTGCGCTGAGCGTCGTAATCACCGCATATGATAGAGTGGTTGTTCCAAGGGATACTGTTAAGTTGCACGAGAAGATGCCGCTTCCTATAACATCTAGAGCAGCCGAAGGATTCTTTCCAATCCCAAAAAATCCAGAGGACATATCGCCCTGCAGGAACGGCCGGGATGATACGGTTGAATACACCAGGAAGGTGTTTGCGGCACTGATACTGTATCCCCCAGAAGGGTTGTTCCCGAGAACGAGGGCATTCGAGAATCGAGTATTTGATCCAGCGTTGCTACCAATAAAAATACCCAAAGATGCGTTATTGTTATTTCCCGCGTTGGTACCAATAGCAATCGTATTTCCACCAGCATTTGAACGTCCAGCATTCGATCCAACAGCGATTACAAATGACCCCGAGTTTGTCGTACACGCACCGTCTCCGATTGCAATAATAGTGTTTCCAGTATTCGACCAGGCTGTATTAGACCCGACTGCAACTAAATTTGATCCCTTGTTCGACGATCCTGTTTGAAATCCAAAAGCGTACACATGTTCCCCAGAATTATTGGTTACGGCATTGCATCCGATCGCATAGACGTGCGCTCCACTGTTTTGTAAGCCTGCTGAAATCCCCAGAGTAATCACATCCGATCCGCACAGATTCGCATTGATTCCAAGACAGATAAATGGTTTAGTCTGATCCAACAATACAGGAATGCCATTAAGGGTCATGAGTCCCGATAAATTCGGGAATACAGTTGTTCCCTTTACAGTCAGGGTTCCGGACACGTTCAGGATAGTGGTCGATAGGGATGTAATCAATGCATTCGGCGAGAAGATATACGCGGAACTCAGAGTAGACAGTACCGAAAGAGTCGTAAGGATTGTCAGACCAGATACGTTGAGAGTCGCCGTAGATAGGGTTGTGATGATCGCATTCGAAGAGAAGATATACCCTGCCGAAAGAGTATTCTGGACGTTGGCGTACGAGATCGTAGTTACAGAGCTTGAGGATATGATACCCGGAGCTACAAATGCAGAAGAGACCGAGAGAGACGTCAAGGACAGCGTCGTAATCACCGCATTCGGCGAGAAGATGTACGCGGAACTCAGAGTAGACAGTACCGAAAGAGTCGTAAGGGTTGTCAGACCAGATACGTTGAGAGTTGTAGCGGATAGAGTGGTAATAATTACGTTTGAAGAGAAGATATACCCTGCCGACAGCGTATTCTGGAGGTTGGCGTACGAGATCGTAGTTACAGAACTTGAGGATATGATACCCGGAGCCGCAAATGCGGAAGAGACCGAGAGAGACGTCAAGGACAGGGTTGTTATGACTGCGTTAGGAGAATACAGGTAGGCAGTCGACAATGTATTTTGGACGTTCGCATACGAAATATTTGCGATAGTGGTAACCGTGAGAGAGCTGATAGTTCCAGTGGGAGCGTAGAGATTCGTAGCAGAAAGCGTGTTCTGGATCGTTGCTGCAGTCAAGGTTGTAAGACCCGAGACGCTTAGGGTACCCGAAATAGTTACACTGCTGAAAGACGCTATCCCCGATACAGTGATTGACGTAAAGTATCCGCTGATCGCGGTTAAATTTCCAGAGAATGCGCCGCTTCCGTTTACGTCTAGTGTAGCCGTTGGTTGCTTACCGATACCCAAACGATTCCCCGATAAATCACCAAATAGGAATGGAACGCTATTATTCCCGGTCGAGTATACTGTGAGAGAATCCCCCGCAGTCGGCCCACTGTAACCCGCTCCATTTCCAAGGAAAATAGTGTTTGAGTTTGAGTTTCCGTTTCCTGCATTGAGTCCTATCGCAATAACATTGGAGTTTGAGTTCAGCTGAGCCGCGTTCGCTCCAATGGCGACCACGTTTGAGCCGATGTTTGATGAGCCAGCATTAGAGCCGATAAAGATATTCGAAGCCCCCTGATTGTTTGATCCAGCATTGCACCCGATTGATACAACACTTGCCCCCGAATTTGTGTAAGCAGCATTACATCCAATCGCTACCAAAAACGACGAGTATGACACATTATATCCTGCAGATGATCCTAGGGCTACGACGTTTGATCCTCCAGAAATGTTTACCCCTGCTCCAATTGCAATGTTAGAGTTCGTTGAGTCGAAGATAACCGGAATGGAATTCACAGACCGGAGATTTGTGATGGCAGAGAGACTCGCGGTTGTTCCGTACAACGCTCCAGAAATGCTTAAGGTGTTCTGAATCTGAGCGCCTGATAGTGTAGCGAGTCCGCTAATACTCAATGCTCCACCGGCTCCAATCGTTGTTGTCGAATAGAAGGAGGCTGCGGACAGAGATCCCTGGACCGTCAAGTTTGACATCGTTGCTAGACCAGATACATTGATGTACCCCTGAATCTGGGCGGCCGAAAGCGTAGCCAGTCCGCTGATATTCAATGCTCCTCCAGCGCCTATAGATGTCGTCGAATATATAGTGTTGGCAGACAGCGAATTCAGCACAGTTAGATTTGAGGTCGTTGCTAGACCTGAGACGTTAAGATAAGTCTGAATCTGGGCCGCAGACACCGTAAGAAGCCCCGAGATAGTTGTTGCCGATGTGATATTCGTGGTTCCGTTGATGGTTAATCCAGACGCAGTTAGGCTTGCTGCAGATAGGGTTATCCCACCAATGACGGAATTTCCCGCCGAGATCGTGGAGTTTATCATGTATACACCGGCAATAGAACTGCTGATCGTTGCGGGTGTAGTTATTGATCCACTCGTAGTAATCGACATGCTCGGCGTGTAAAAGCTGTTGCTGTTAAGTACCCATCCTCCAATTGTATTCGATGTATTGTTGGAGGTTACAATACTTCCATTGTTGAGTACGACGTTTCCGATACTATTGCATGTCGCTGCGCCCGTTACTATAAATCCGCTGACGGTTACGTTTGAACCTACGCTCAAATTTTTAGTGAGCTTGAGAGTATACGCATTCACTATCTGCGCACACCAGTCATAGGTCAGGCCTGCATCTCCTACGGATTCTCCAACTCCGTCTCCGGTTAGATCCCAGTTGAATGTTATCTGCCCGCACAGACCTCCAACTAATTGAGCGGGGCCAGTGGGACCTACCGGGCCAGAAGGACCTACCGATTCGTAGTCCCAGTACATAACTCCCAGCTGACCTACGTGAAGCGTCTGGCCGCAGATGCCTGCCGATGCAGGGAATTTCTGACCGTTAATCTGGTTCACACTTGTAATAGAGTTACCAGCCATGTTTAGGTTGGCGACTGCGGGGTACAGTCCAACTCCGATAGAGTTTAGATTTGTAATATTCTTCACGAAGAAGCTCATACCCCTTTACTTAGAAAAATAGACAAGATATTGGTACTCGTAACCTACCGGCGTCATGTCCACCATTTCGTGCCTCGTGAACCCTGCTGAGCGGACAATATCGAGCATTGCATCTACCTTTGGCATGTGTAGGCGGTGAATGTTCTCGCGGTAACGAGGAGGGTCTTCAAATTCAAAGACCTCCTCAAATCTTGCATCGTCCGAATCAGAATCCTTGACGAACCGGCTCTTGTACTTAAATTTATCGAAAAAGATATCGGAATCTATCACACGTTCTTGACTGTATTTCTGGATAGAGAAGGCCATGAAGGGAGATGCCGCGTCCAGGATAGGATCGAACTTGTTGGGGTCAACCAGATGCAGGACCAGAATACCGCCAGGGCGGAGCCATGAATATACGTTATCTAGAACCATCTTGTGGTTCTGAAATTGGTAAATCGAGAAATACAGCATCATGGCGTGTGAATAAGATTTTGGAGGAAACGTTTCGGCTCGTGTCACGTCGCCCTTGTAGAACCGTCCGCTCTTGCACTTCTCCCGGGCCTTCTTCAACATGCTCTCTGACAGGTCCACTCCAACAATATCGATGTCTTCCTTGCACATCCAGTCGACGTGCGGCCCCGTCCCACAGCACACGTCGAGAACTTTAGTTTCCGTCTTCGGCCAGTCGGCCAGGGCGTTCTCACGGATACTCGCCTTTTCGTAGGAAACCCGCTCAGGTGTCGTAAAGAGCTTGTCGTAGACGTTCGCATAGAACTCATCATAAATAGCATCAAAATCTTCGTGGGTCTCCGTATCACCGCCTCCCTCCTCTTTATTCTCAAACCCTTCGCGCCGCTTCCCCGCTGCATACGTTCCCGAAAGGAGTAGCAGGGCAAGGATGATGAGTGGAAGTATCCAGTATGCTAAAGATGCGTCCATCTCTCTCTTGTATCTATGTAAGAAATGTGGGAGACGCTTCCTATCCAACGTTCAGCTGGATCTCCCCACAACCTCATTGATCGCGATTTTGAATACCCCGTATCTAGCGGTGTAAACGTCTCCCGATGGAAGGACGCGCCCGCAACCACAAAAGAATGGGCAACATCTATCTGGTACGACGAATTCAAGGTTCGACGAAACTTTATGTCCGATGATGACCTGTTTATCTGGATCCCTCACATCGCCACCCTGATTGCCAAACACGGCAGGTGGATCGGAGATTCCAAATCCTTTTATGCAGTGTACGTATCCTGTAATTTTGTCGTACCCAGCGAACGGGGAAAAGGGCTGTCCGGTCAAATGATTTTGTCGATGGCCAATGAAGCAACGAAAATATGGGGACCTATTCCATTCATGTTTGAACTCCACAATGTTCCTTACGGTCTCGCCAACGTCGAACCCTTCTTGCGGTTCACGTATATATGGATTCCTTTCGTGGACGTTCACGTTCCACCGAGATGGAAACCTACTACCCTTGAATCGATAAAGGACTATCCCGGATTCCACGTCGATTCTATGAAAGGGTACCGAGCCTTCTCGTATGACGGTCAGATGATCGTGTTTGATCCACTGAACGACATCGTATACTATACCGACGCCTTAGTTCTTCCTACCTTCGACGGCTTTCCCACCTCTGGAGCCTGGTGCCGTTTCTTTTGTCCTTGGGGGTCGACTCGTATCTACCTTCACAATATGTATTTTGATCCTCTACCCTCTATGAAACACTACCTGCTTACTTAGGAAGAAGCGCGGGAGATGCCGGTAAGATGGTCGTCGGTTTAGGTACGAACCAGCTAGTCATCCATGCCCGAATAGAGGCAAGCATGCCTCCAGACTTGCTGAGACTGGTAATAAGAATGAAGAGAACCAGAATTGCTAAGAATATATCTAGAGCAGTCAAGAACGACGGCGGAAACCCAGCAAAGTATGCCGCCAGAGGATTGGACGGAGCGAGGGCTGCAACAGTCGTGGACGACGGGTTTGTCAAGTCAATGAACCGATTGTATGCCGATACCTTCTGTTCCTTGTCCGTCAAGAGATCCTTGAGAAAATCTATGTTTCCCGCGATTCCCTGTTTGAGCGATGACTGTTTGTCCCTGATTGTGGCGATAGAATCCGTGTACCCCCGCTGAACCTCTGACTGAGCATCAAGGTCTCCATACTGCGACCGGTACTTGTCTAGAACAGGCTCCATCTTCTCTGCATCAATTCGCCTCTTCTCTTGTTCCATCCACTCTGGACCGTTCTTGAGACCAAAGTACCGAAACCGAGCAGCCTGGAATGCGTCAGGATCATTGTCGCGGTTCTGAGATGCCCGCTGAAACGTTTGAAACGCCGACTGCATTTCTTCGGGGGTAGACGTTGCGCTTCCGAGCGCACGAAATTTAGCCTTGTCTGTGTCGGAGACAACCTTGTCCATCTTGTTATTAGTTCAGAGAGGAAAACGAAATCCTGTAGCCTACGCCCACATATGCATAGGCAACCGTTACACCAACAAACAGGAGAACAACAGAAATTATCATGACGGTGACCGGGTCCAGAAATAAGCTCAGAGCTACGTGGATTAGAATTACGCTGACGAGAGTGATCGCAACAATCTGAAGAGATAGAAGGCGAGAGGTACTGGCGGGCGTCGGCTTATCTTTCAAAATCTTACCCTGCATGTTCCCCTTCTTAATGCGTGTTTGCTTGAACTCATCATCTAGATCAGTAATCTGGTCGATTGCCGCCATCGCCTGTTGGCGCGTCTGAGCGGCAGAGAGAGCAGCCGCTTGGGCGGTTGTTGCATTGCCAAGAGCATTCACATCGCTGTCTAGACCCGACGCGTACTTCTTCGTCTCCTCTACCAGCGGGGCAACATTCACGCTTCCCTCGTCGAGACGCTGGTATAGATTTCCCACCGAACCACTTGATGCAGCCGCAATATACGTTTGGTAACTGCGGGGGTTCACTGAGATGGTGTGGTTGCCCGAGACGGAGTTTCCGTTGGTGTTTGCGCGTTCGCAGGATCCGGCCTCAGTATAGGGGGCACCACAGCGGTAGACTCCTCCTGATCCTGCATCCTGAGCGTAGAGAAACTGGCTATCGGCTTCGACAGCAATGGGGATCTTCCCAGCCAAGCCCGGCTTTTCGGTCCATCCACCCTGTCCGTTCCCAGTACCCGCATAGACCTTGATCTTTCCGGAGTTGTTCACCGGAACGTACGTTGATCCGCTCGAGGCGGCAACAATACCCATTGACTGACCTCCACCCTGTGGTCCGGAAATGGGAACCCACGACCCGGTCGTACACGGCTTCGAGCAGCCCTGATTTCCCACAAAGATAAACTGGTCGGTAACATTGAGTTGGGGGTTTACGGGTGGTGCACCGGGAATGGACTGGGGAGCGGACCAGCTTCCGCCTCCATCAACCGGTTGAGTAGAAAATGATAATCCGGAAGACGTTGATGATGCGGATGCGCCCGCGGTTGGTGTAATAGTGACGGATACAGTTTTTGACTTGGAAAATTTGGATAGTAATCCACTGCCTCCCTGTATGTGGGTAGCAAATCCCCCCGAGCCCGTAATAGACGTTAACGGGAATGTGGCAGTTACTCCGGTATTGTCGGTGAGGGTTACAGTGTATTTTCCACCAGTCGATATTCCTTTCTCGACAGCACTAAATCCGAAATCTGTTCCGTACATACGCGTTGAAACAAGCGCACCTGTATCTGTGATACTTATATGTCCCGGAGGCATACCGACATCGCCAATGGATATGGGCCACGTATTCACACTTGCGGATGTTGGAGAAGCTGTAGGGGCTACGGTAGATGTATACAGAACATACACATTTTGGGCGTCCACCGCAATGTCAAGAGGCATTCCCTGAATCCCCGACGGTCGGGACACTTGTTTCCAGTTCGTTCCATCGCACGGCTCCTTGCACACGTAGAAATCTCCGTTCACGTTGAATCCCCAGACGTACCCGCCCGACGACGCTACAATCTTATTCAGCTGTCCGGGAAGCGGATTCCATCCCACCGCCTGAGACAGCTGGCTTTGGACGTAGCCAAGTAAGCCCTGAGATTTTGACTGAAAGTTTTGGGCATAAGCCGCCATCTATCTCCTCTTATATACGTTCTAGATAATTTGATGTCTACAAAGAGTAATGAGCACGGCCACACCTCAGCCCGCAGCAGGATCGGCTGCCTTGATGACCACTACATCAATGACTCCCCAGAGCATGCTGCTCTATCAGGGAGGAAGTCTGAATCAGCAGTACAGCTCTGATGCCTACAACGAAGTTCAGGCCTCTCTCCAGCAGTATGGTGCACTGCGCGACCAGTACGTTCAGATGATTAACACGGCTCTTCGCGAGCAGGATTCCGCCAAGCGCAAGACTATGATGCCCCAGATTACCGCTGCCAATCAGCAGCTTGTAGCTCTGGTGAATCAGATTCAGAATGTATACAATCAGGGACAGTCGGTTCTATCCGCCCAGCCTACCAATGATCTTCAAGATGCCCTAGACAGGTACAAAGAGCAGCTGGAAGAGTTGCGCACGGATGAAGATGAGCTGGTGCGTCTCAATCGCTTTTACGATGATATGAAGTCTACGTCCGTTATTCCCCAGACTACATACTACGGATGGATCATCCTGGTTCTTATACTTTTGTTCGTCGTCTTCGGACTGTTTGTTATGAGTGCATTCAAGAGCCCCTTGCAGTCGATGCTGCCGACCATGCCTGAGCTGCCTACTATGTCCTCATTGGGCCTAACGTCGGAGAGCTCATCAATGGTGCCGTCGCTGCCGTCACTGCCGTCACTGCAGTAGACGCCGCCGTCGAAGCTGCCGCCTTGATTTGGGGCGACCACCAACCAATCAAAAAGAGAATGGGGAGAAAAATGAGGATAAGACCAAACCGTAGGAGGAACGCGTACCCGTTGGCGACATCTAAGACGGGGGTCCCTGAACCGGGTGCCACAACCTCATCATAGCGCTGCTTGGCGGTACGGTACGTATCCTCGATCTGCTGGGCGTTCATAAACAGTCCAGAGGCCGAATCATAGATGTCTGAGAGTTCAGAGTTTCCTTCCTGATACGAATCGGAAAACCGCTTCATATCATGCTTCTGTCGCTCGACTTCTGCCTGCCGATCCTGAATGACTTTCTCAATCGCATCTTGGGCGTTCTGGTACGCGGTCTTGTACGCCGGATTGCCGGTAGACAAAAATTGAACGTAGTTGGACCGGTACAACGCCAACGCCTGCTCGAAATCTGATTGAGTGTTAGGAAGAGGTGAACTTCCTCCCGCAACCAATCCGGCAGAATCAGGAGCGGATGACGAGGACTCAACGGGGGCAGAGGCAGCGGCAGAGGCAGCAGGGGGACAGGGGGTCACCGGAATAAGTGATAAAAGCCCGCTAGAAGGCGCGTCTCCTTGATATGCAGGGGCCACTGCTCCCAAAGTCATATCTTCCACCTGAATTACCCAAAATGGTTCTGCAAACGACCTTCGCGCAAACGCAAGAATACCCGTACAGTTTGGATCAGAAGAACAAGCTGCCTTTGCTTCCTCTAACGAAAACTTTTCTCTGTCTCTACCTGTGCACGGTCCCAAAACGCAAATACCTTCTTTTGCGAACCAATTTGTCTGCGTCAAAGGAATTTCTGTTCCGTAACACTTCTGATTTTCTAGACCTTCACGCGAAAACGTGAGACCCATTCGTCTTATTATTATACACTCGCTACACAAAATCGGTAATAGGGGGTCGCGCCCGCCGATTCGGACTTCCGAATGATCTCGACAATATCGCCCGGCCTTGCCCCGATCCAACGTGCTACTGGATCCTGCGACCCAATAAGGGGCATCGGCATGTACTCCTTATGCTTCATCGCAATCTGGGGTAGAAGGGGCTTGTCGGCCGTCATCTCAATATGATCCGCCATCATCGTCTTGGCAATCGTATCAAGATTGATTCCGAACTTCTCGAGAAACCCCTTGACCTCCTCCTCCTTCAAGATACGGTGAGCGGGGACCATACGGTGCTTGGTAATATCGCACGTCAACTGCCCTACGTGGAAGATCTGGAGAACATCAGAGTACGCCGACACCGTCTGGAGAACCTTCTCGGATGCAGGGATCGGAACCACGAGAATCCCCTGTGTCCCGCCATACTGCTTGGTGAGTTCCACGACCGTTGGAACGTCCTTCTCGTGGACGCGCGTACGGTTGCTGGTGAAGATAATGACATCGGCAATCTTGGTGACAACGGCGGGGAACTCTGATTCGACCACTTCCTGAGTATCGGCATTGATCCCACGCTGGGAAAGCATCAAGCGCAGGATTTCGTCGGTCGTTGGCATCTTTCTATGTTATTCTTCCTCCCTGTAATTGTTTTATCCATTTTACATAATACGGTCCCCATGAAAAATACGACTCTTCTTGCTCTGGCGATTGCTGGACTCATTGTAGCAGGTGTTCTTCTGTCTGGGTCCCGCGAGATGTTTGGCGTCCCCGAGTTTCTGGATCGGACGGCTCAGCGTCGTCAAGAAACAGGCGAAGTGTCGTCGTATGCGCAGCAGACGACCCACATGCGGGCGCCTGATTCCCACCAGCCGCCTCGAGGGCAGGAGACGGGGCATCGGGTGGGGCAGTGGTGGGGATATAACTCTCTATTTTAGAGGGATCCTTCCGACACTCCTGTACCATCGCCCAGAAGGAATTGAGTTCTTCAATATGATCCGACATCCACTTGGGATCTCGCAGAACATTTTCGATCCGAATGTTGTTCAAGGTCCAGTAAAGGATACGCAGCTCATCGCCCTCAAGCGTCTTTCGCCACGCCGCGAAATCTGTGGTCTTCGGCTTGTACTCAATCACTCCCGTGTCATAGACCACAATCACTCCTTTGTACGGTGAGTCCGACGTTGTCCACTCTGTCTTTCCGCACGTCTTGAACTGCATCTCCACGTAATCGCACTCGTCAATATTGCAGCACTCCATCTGCATCTGCATCTGGTGGTAGTAATCGTCGGGGATCGGGCTCTCCTGCGTAAACTTACGGGAGATCGGGCACTTGAACTCTACCAACTTGCCCCAGCGGTAATCTAGCTTATCTTTCGTAAGAACAATTCCGTCAGGAGACGCGCCGAGAAACTTGTAGACCGGATGACCGACACAGGTCGTATCTACAATCTCGGCGCCTCCCTGAATATCGCCATAGATCTCTTTAGCTATCGGCTCGAACTGGGTGCCCCACATACACGCCGTCATCGCTCCCCCTCCCGACGGCTTGGGACCATCGAGCTTTCGCATCAGAAGCTCCTTCTTCGCGGAAGGAGTCGCGGTCTTGAATGCTTTGGTGACCTCAGATGCTGTGATCATTTCCGAGCGTTTGGCGTGCCAAGCGTCTGTTCGCTGGTCAGCAACACCATAGTCTCGGAGGACTTTAAAGATCGCACGTCGCCTAGCCCAGACCTTACCCATGTGGGTACCCAGAAGTCGATATACCTGCGCTTTATAATTCCCATAGTGGTATCCACGATCCCTGCAGATTTTCTTGATTCTGTGCGTAAGATGGGTGCACTCATCAAGCGGTAGTTCGAAGACATCCATTAGTCTATCCCGAGAGATCTGTGAAAAGCTATTCGTTTTACATCCGACGACGACGGCTACGAGTTCCCCGACGGCGACCGCCCTTCGTAGTCTTGCGCTTGGACTTGTCCCGAATCGCCTGCTCTAACGCGACTACGTTCTCCTCCGCCTCGCGAACAAGGTGGGGCTTCTTCTTGTACATATCACGCGCCATCAGATCTTCCTTACCGCTGACCGGGTGCTTTCCCGTGCGAGCGACATGAAGAATGTGCTGTGCGTTCCTGAGTTGTTCGCGGAGCTGGGCCAGAGACGGCATGTGGTTTATTATACACCAATATATTTTTGAGAGTCGCTTACAGAAAAGGTGTCCGTCTTACACAATGACGACCACTGCCGAGATCTCTACGCAGGAAGATTGGGTCCTTCATCGCCTAACCAATTTCTATACGCCTGAACGTCTGTCTCTTCTTCGCGATATTCTAGCCAACAAGACGAATATTTCTTTACGTATTCTCGACTGGTTTGTCACCAACTATTCTAAGATGAATAACGTATCTTATATTTCAAAGACGGGGCGACACGTCATCGTGTATCTGGCCTACAAGTCCCATCTGAAGGCGTATAGCAAGAAGATGTTCGATCCCTTCTGTCGCCATGCCCGCATTGATTTTCAGGGGGTGTCAACCACAGTGGGTCAGCTGAACTTCTTTGCGTGGGCGATGGAAGATGATGTGATTGACTACCTGTTTGAGCATCGCGACGATATTCACGCGGATATGGAGACCCGCATGAACGCCTCTGGCGAGCCGAAGAAGGCGGGAGTGGAGCATACTCGCAAGAAGCGCCACGAACTGTCGCATTCGGCAACCAAGTCGCTCAAGAAGCACGACGTAAAAATTACTGTATCGTTCTCATAAGAATATGCGAATCTGGTACAAAGATCCCATCTACGTTGTTATCCATGTGCTCTCGGGAAGCCTAGCTTACTTCCTTCCCGCGATCATACCTCTTCTCCTGCTCTACCACGCCATCCAATTTATCCACAACGTCCGCTTCTTCGGGTTACAGGGAGAGATCCGGGAGGGTAATTCTTTCGAACACACGCTGGTAAAGCTCCTGGAGATCCTCGCGGGATATCTCCTGGTAAAACTTATCGTAAAACCATAACATGTTATCCCGAACACGGAAGGTCGTTTACCCTGTGACCCCCGACATTGCTGATTTTGATTTGAATACAGACGTCGAGGAGTACAACTACGATGGACGTCTAGTGTTTCGGGGGAATATAGACCCTATCTATTCGAACGAGGATTTCCAAGTATACTGGCTCTACGACGAAAACAATCAGCGCGTAGGACTAGCCGAACATCGTGGCGAAGACCATATCTGCTACTGGTTTCGCGAGAATGTGTATTCTACCCTATTCCAGGAAGAGTGGGGATGTCGAGACCGAACGCTGTGGAACATTATGTCCGCGCCTGCCTATGAAGACTGTATGCGGAATGGATGGACAACCGTAGATTCTCTGCGCTCCCGAACCTCGCTCACGATTATTCGTCCATCGGATATTCCTGTATACGATGCTCCAGATTCGCTATGTATACGGTGCCGGGGCAAGAATCATGTTGGGTGCCAAATGGAAAAACACGAGCCACGCTACAACGTGTTTTTCACATTATTTGTTGATGATGATGGTATTCTCTACGTACCTCCAGCAGATACACGCGCTTACGCCGTCGCGCCAATCTTACGACGACCCTTAGCAGCCGGCTTGGACTCAGACACCTCTGCGAACGTTGGCGTAGGAGCAGGGGCAGGGGCAGGAGCGGGCGCGGGCGCGGGCGCAGGAGCTGAGGCAGGCGCAGACTCCTCCTCGTCAGCCTCCTCATCCTCGTCATCCGAACCTAGCGCTGCCTTCGCGCCACCTGCGACCGGTGCGGGAGCATCCTCACCATCGTCCTCGTCGTCCTTGAACATATCCCGCGCAGTCTGACGCTTGCGCTTCGTCACCTGGACGTAGGTCGGCTTCCACGTCAGACCGAAGCCCTGGCCGATGACATAGATACTGCCGCTCGCTACGATCTTAGCGGCACAGCCCTTCGGGAACGCATCCTGGAGACCGGACGGCTCCAGACGGATATCGTTCTCCTCGGCATCAATCACGTCCATGGAGACCCTGCCGTCGTACACCGGCAGCTTGAAGCGGAGGGACGGAGGGTACTTGCCGTTCGGAACCCAGCCATCGTTCGTCTTGTCAACTGAGACGCTCAGGAACTTGTTGAACGAATCGCGGATCGACTCCTCGCCACGCTTCTTGCCGAACCATGCCGGAGAGTTGGCAACCGCTGCCTGGATCACCGCCTCCTGGAACTCGCGGAGGAAGTTGTACGCCTTAGAGACGTCGTCGGCACCCACCGCCACTGCAGTCGCATACGGGTCGCAACCCTGTAGCGACGCAGACATCATATAGGACGTTGAGACGCTACCATCCTTATTCTCGTTCTCCTTGACGAGGCAGCCGCCAGGGAACCCGAATTGAGGGAAACGGAACTGTACATTCTGGCCCTTGTACTTGAACGGAATTGATACACCACCCTTTGCATTGCGCTTAACATCACCAAACACGATATCGGAGGCATTGATCTTGCAGATATTGACGACGGCAGGAGCGGACATTTCTTTACTTTTGGTTGTGCTACCCTAATGTCTAGCCTGCGTCCGATCCGTTTTTCCCTCACATTTCCGTATTGGTTTCCGAATTCGGTTTTCGTATCATTCACTAGTAAGAAGGTAAGGGAATGAGTTGTCTGGCATGTAAAAACAAACTGTCTTTAGACAGATGCGAATCAAAAGCTCTGTCTAAGTTTGCCTACTGTGGTCGACATATGAAATGCAAGAAACCTAATGCATGGATCACGACACATCCGTCTCTTCTCCGTATTCTTATTCGTTTCCAGGCTCGGTGTCGAGGATTTATTGTTCGTGTACCGATACGTCTCGCTGGAAAAGGAGTTCTGAAACGATCTCTGTGTCACAACGATGATGAGATTGTAACGCTCGAGGGTAAGACAGAGGTTCATCCATTTGACTACTTTTCCATTGAAGAGGACGGTAAGGTTTGGTGGTTTCATCAGCGCTCGATGTTTCAGTGGTCGCAGAAGGAACTAGATATTCGCAATCCGTATACTCGAACGATTTTGTCGAAGGAGGATACTCGGCGTCTCCGGAAGCTCTGGGTGTACCGCAGGAAGCGCGGGTTGTCGATTTACCATGAAGGTCAGCAAACGACGATGACGATTCTTGAACGGCGTGACAATCGGTGGTTGCGGATCGCCCAAATCCTTCGCGAACATGAGTACGACGTTCATCACGAACATTTCATCTCGTTAGAGTTTCCCCAGCTAACGATGTTGATTCATACGCTGACAGAAGATACTCGGTGGTGGCATACTCATACCGGCGATACTACAGTCTTCAAGTATCATAACTGGCTGAAAAACATGAGGAATGTGATGAACACGTACGAGTCCATGACGCTACTCAGCAATGATATTGCAGGGCTCCTGCTTTCTGCGCTGTACGATATTTCGGCAATGCACGAATTCGCGTACTATCTGTTTTCAGCCCATACCAGGGCGTCGTCGGTGATTCTTTATGCGTTTGATTGAATAACTGAATGGGTGGCATTGCGAGAAGTCAGGAGGGCTTGGACCGCTTCTAGATCGGCGGGGTCAATTTTTAGAATGGTAGACGGAGGAGCATCCTCTTCATCCTTCCTTACAATAATAACCCCACTGTCCTCGGTAACACTGGTAACTGTCTCAACCTTGACGTCCTGCTCCTCCTTCACGTCCTGCTCCTTTTCTTCCTGTATTGGTTCGGGGGCTATTTCTCGGCGAACCGGAGGAGGAGGAGGAGGAGCAATATCAATCTTTCGGGAAGAAGCTGGGGGAGGGGGAGACGTCTCGGGCGTAACAGATTCTGTATCAATGTGTGGAACCGTTGCCGATGGGGCAATACCAACAATCTCCTGTAGTTCCTTAGGAACAATCTTATCCTTGATACTCTGGGGAACCATATCACTTATGCTCCTCACGCTGTCTGGGATCTGTATGTTTACATTTTTGAGTACGCTCTTGGGATCGTTGACCATCGCGGTCACCGATCCGAGTGGGTCGCGCTTGAAATTATCAATTGTGGACTGGGGAATCATACGACGACACCGCTGCGCCCATCCAGCTGGGAGATACCGCCCAGCCGCCAGAGCTACCGCAACAATAATGAGAGCTAGAGTGCTTCCGATGAGGGCATTGGTGGTTGTCATGTTTGTAGCTTGACCGTCCACCACAATGATAGGGAGGGTGGCATTCTGCGTAGGACTGTATGTGGGGCTTGTGGTCGGGTACGCGGTAAACATGAACTGCGGAGTGGACGTCGCCGACATTGCTGTGCTTATATTATTTACCTGCTGGAAACTTTGAGGGATACCCGATGAACTTATACTGACGCTCACGCTCCTACTAAAACTTGGCGATCCAGTTGTATCCGAACTCCTAGAACTAGACGCAGTAACGGTTGAGATCTGAGAGATTGTTACACTAGAACTAGATGTTGTGATTGAAGTTACTGAAGGTGTCACACTAGACGTTATGCTCTGGGATACCGAGGTTGTCACGTCAGAACTAGACGTTGCGCTATGTGATACATCATTTGTTGGCGAACCACTAGAACTTGATGAAGTAGTAGCGGATACACTCGTGCTATGTGATACATCATTTGTTGGCGAACCACTAGAACTTGATGAAGTAGTAGCGGATACACTCGTGCTATGTGATACATCAGCTGACGCTGAAATACTAGAACTTGATGAAGTAGTAGCGGTTACACTCGTGCTTTGAGATACATCAGCTGACGCTGAAATACTAGAACTTGATGAAGTAGTATCGGTTACACTCGTGCTTTGAGATAGACCAATTGTTGGCGATGTCGATGGCGATACTGGCGATTCTGTCCTGGACTGCGTCACAGATAGAGACGCAGCACGCGAGGGAGATGTGGTTAGCGAAGGAGCCCGAGAAGCACTCCTACTCGCACTTGGTGATCGTGAATCAGTTGCTTCGACCGATGAAGTGCGTGATGTGCTTCGACTCCCACTTACTGAACGAGTCACTGTTCGGTCTATTGATCCGCTGGCCGTTACGCTCCTGGATACAGAGGTAGACGCAGTCTCCGAAGCCGTCAAACTTGGCGACACTGGAGATTTTGTAAGAGACGGAGTCGGCGTGGGAGAGGGAATGATAACGGTATACGACATGAAAAACACAGACCCCGAACCAAGATTAATCATGTTGGCACCTATCTGGGATCCGCCCGCATTGTAGAAGGTTGCCTCAGAGATACCTGTTTGTTCTGTGGTTCCCACTGCCGTTCCAGAGAAGTCCATGTAGTACCATTTATTGGCATTGGTACACGAGGGCCGACCGCACGGAGAGTTGTACCACGTGTATCCTTCCACAGCTACTTGAACAGCCAGATCACATCCCGACCCGCAGCACTGAACTGCAGACGAGGTTGAGAGACGGGGGGTAGCGGTACTCCCGTGTAGCTGAATAAAGGGGGGAAGGGAGTTTGTTCCGTAAATGGCAAACGCGATCTGCTTGACTTTTAGACCGGTGGCTCCAGGAGGCAGGGACTGATAGAGACCTACGTTGAGGGCGCCCGAATCTGATCCGCAGCCAAGACCGGACGCACTAAACCCGTTCCAGTCGTATCCCATGATCTGTGCTCCTACAAATGAGACCGCTGCGAGAAGGAATGCCCTCAGCATGCTTCGCCCCTTTGTCTAGAACAAAGACTAAACGCACCGATAGGTCTTCGCGATTTTTCATCTCATATTTTCGCATCCTTACCTATTTACGGGGTGGCAACCCATAGTATACATAACCGCGTTAGAAATGTCCGCAAAGCCGTCTGCCTCTATTGTAAACATGAGCACCGAGCCGAAGACCGTGAAGAAGACCGCCGCCAAGAAGGCCGCCGCGCCCGCCGAGTCCGTCGCCGCCCCCGCCCCCGCCCCTGCGGCCGCTGAGCCGAAGGTCAAGGCCGCCCGCAAGGCCCCCGCCGCCAAGACGGAGGTTGTTGTCCCGACGGTCGCTGCCCCCGCGCCTGCGCCGGCCGCCTCTGAGGCGCCCGCGACGGAGAGCGCTGCCCCTGCCTCGATCGGCAGCGTGGTTGAGCGCCTGCGCGAGGTGCGCACGCGCCTGGCCAACGAGCTGAAGGAGATCATCGCCGACACGCTGATCGCGGCGAAGGCGGCTGCCAAGCAGGTCAAGGAGGCCGGCAAGAAGCGCCGTGTGAAGAAGGATGTGGCCGACATGACGCCGGAGGAGAAGGCGGCGTGGGAGCTGCGCCGCTCCAAGAACGCGTTCCTGAAGCCGCGTGGCCTCTCGACGGAGCTGTGCGCGTTCATGCAGCTGCCCGCTGGCTCCCAGCGCTCCCAGACGGAGGTCACGAAGTTTGTCTCGAACTACGTGAAGACGCACTCGTGCTTCGACCCCGCCAACAAGCGCCACATCATCCCCGACGGCGTTCTGTCCCGCCTCCTGCGCGTGACGGACAAGGACACGGTCACGTACCTGAACCTCCAGTCGTTCCTGAAGGTGCATTTTCTCAAGGCCTAAGCACTGGGATGAATGGAGCGATAACTAAACTATAAAACAGCGCTTAACAGCGTCTATTTTTTTGGGATAACTATCTCATAAAAATAGATTACGTGGGGCTAAGAAATGTTGAGTGGTCGGATAGCATAGGTCTTACGTGCCTATCACACTTAAACGAAGTATGAATTATATATTTAAATTAATAGATGCAAATTAATACAACCGGTTATTGGGAAAACGAACAGGTAGAGGAGGGGCACTACGATGATTACCTATTAATTTTTCACTTGATTGAGTTCTTAAAAAACGAAAAAGCCGAACGTGTTGTTGATCTTGGTTGTGGTAATGGATATTATGTGAAGAAAATGCGTAAAGCTGGCCTAAACGCAGATGGATTTGATGGGAACCCGAATACCCCTGCAATCACAGATGGTGTCTGTGGAGTTTTTGATCTATCTGTTCCAAAACAACTTGATCCGTATGATTGGGTGGTTTCATTTGAAGTGGGTGAACATCTACCCAAGCAGTTTGAAGATAGCTTTATCACCAATCTACACCTCAACAATAAGAAGGGAATTATATTATCATGGGCGGTTATAGGGCAGGGTGGAACCGGTCATTACAACGAACAGAATAACGATTATGTAAAGGCAAAAATATGCGAATTGGGGTATTTAAGCGATATTAAGACCGAAAACTTTCTACGAAAGAATAGTAGTCTACCCTGGTTTAAAAATACAATTATGGTATTTAGGAAGCAGAACTAAACTATAAAACGGCGTCTGTTTTTTTTGGTCTAGTCATCTTATGAATATGGGTTTATTTACCAATAAACGAAAGACGAGGGTTCTTTTTCTGTGTAAGCCCGTTTACTGGATTAATATCTACAACGACTATACCCTGCTTTATATTTGGCTCAAGCATGGCTCCCAATGAGGTTGGTCGTACGTATAGTAGATTACCAGGACAGCTTGGTAGATAATAAGATCGATCTTTGTTGTCGTGAAAATGATATGTGTACACTGCTAGACAAGGGTTGTATACATTATAACCAAGTTGATTGAAATGATAGGCAATACGTCCATCACAGTTTGGAACACCTAATTTCTCTGTAAAAATTCCAGAAGCACTTGGATATTTGTAGATAACCCATGCATCCTGGGTGTAGTAAAATTGACTGGAAAGTAGTTTATCGTGCCCAAACAGCTCGGTACGCGCATTCCAGATGTTTTCCATCGTATGAATATTTTTAGACGATGATAAAAACTCATACCTCGAAAGAGCAAAGAATGCATTAGGGCTAATATACTGAAGTCGGCCCGTGTGACGATAATCTAGAACAATATCTGAGTTCATCAGTATATTCACAGATTCGGGTTCGTGTGTTCGGTACATATCAAAAAAGGTGTTATAGGAAGGCCTTTCTGAAATGTGTACAAACCGTATCTTATTGTGCGTCACTGGGAGCGATGTCTCTTCCGATAAAACGTACAGTATATTTATATGGGGATTCTCTGCATTTATGGATAAGCAACGGATAAACTCAGAATTTCGTTCATCGTCTTTTGGCTTGTAATATGTTGTCCAGAGAGCTATACGAGTCATTTGTATATCTTTACTTTTATAGCTGGAAGCAGTAAACGTGAAATCACACCGAAATTGACCCCCTTACGTTGACGATACAGTTCGGTATCTTCATTTGCTCCTATATCATTCTTTATGTAGGTATCGTCCTTCGGTGCCAGCCCAAACAGTACGTGCTGATGCTCGATAATGACCTGGTCAAAGTAGGTCTGTCTTTTCAAGAGATCTGCAACTTCGGTGAACTCGTTATCACACCATGCCGTCTTGTATTGCGGATTGTAGATATACCCAAATCGATTATAGTATTTCTTACCCATGATCGCCAGTGTGTTTAAAGTATTCTGTTGATGTCCGTCGTTAAACCAGAGAACGCCGTCTGTTGTCGGATAGTGTTTATGCATCGCATGTCGGATGATATTGTCATACCCGTAAGTAATTGGAATCATATCATCCGAAGCTAATAAAAGTATATCAAATGCGGGGGCGGTTTCCATGTCTCGGTTAATCGCTTTTACCTTTGTCCCCGATATACCTACCGTCACTCTGATGTTTGGATGTATAGCCAACAGGGAATCAATAAGTTCAATTGAAACCGTAGAATCATCAGAATCAAGGGTCACCATGAAAAACATTCGACTCATATCCGCTGCCATGTCTACGTATCTCCGCAAGACAGTTTTGAGCTTTTCAGGTCTCCCTCTAGAGGGAAACTTGCTTACGATGAACATGAAATAGTTATTTATACGCAATATGAAAATTCTTTCGATGACGAATATGGGTCAGGTCGATATGATGAAAAACATGCTCAATACGGCAGAGAAGGTTGGGATACCTCTGAACCTGTTTTCGATCTACCTTATGAACGAGGTCCCCGAAGCATCAAACTTCTGGACCATGAAGTTTTACGATATAACTCTTCGGAAGCTTCAATTGATTCATGATACACTCTGCGCCATGCCAAACGGTGAGCTACTCTTCTGGATTGACAATGATATCGTTCTCTTCACCAACCCTATACCCGAACTTGAAACGTTTACGGAAGACTTTGTCATGCAGGATGATCTGTACACTGGATGCACTGGATTCTGGACGATAAAGCGATCAGATGCTACCTGTGCGCTTTTGCGAACCGCGCTGGATTATATGAAGAATAATCGGCACGAAAAAATGCACGATCAGACAGCAGTCTGGCACGTTCTTAAGAACACGCAGCACTCCTGCTCTCTACGTATTCTAAATCGGTATGAATATCCCGTAGGGGACGTATATTTTAAGACCAATGAGTATGTGTTTGACCGATCCATTTCGAGGATACTCCACAACAACTTTCTGTTCAGCGCTCGTGAAAAGGTCGAGAGGTTCAAGGCCAATAATATGTGGAACCCCTCAGACGATGCATCCAGTAAACTAACTATTATTCGCCTCAAATAGAAGGTAGAAGCTTGGACACCTCTCCTATATCAATTGTGAACTGGGTGTCCTTCGTATGGCAGGGGATCATCGAATGGTGGTTTCCGATCATTTCTGACAGGTGCCAGTAACATACGTTTGGTGCCTCCATTGAAATGAACTCTACTACATGTATACCCTTCGGTGCAAAGATCATATTGGTGAATCCCGCGCCGTGGGGACCTATAATAATCTTAGCCCTTGCAAAGAGTGTAGCCGTATCCTCTGGCGAAAGCTTGTCAAAAACGACCCATTCTATGTCTGGATATTTCGTCTTAAGCATGATAAGAGTTTCGTCGTGGTTCAGAACCTTACGAGTTGGTTCTTGACGATACATTAGAATACCAATTGCCGGCGTTAGATGTGATCGAGATTCAATAACTGTCCGCAGGAGCTGAATCTTTTGGAGGGAGGGATTCCCGCACTCAATATACGGCTGGTCGATGGATTCCTTACGGTATGCTGGCATTTCAAATATCACGTTATTTTGAACTCCGAACCATCGAAAGAACGGGATGATAAAGGGGGCGTAGAGGCAGCAAATAGGAAACGACGGATTCGCGATCTGGAGAACGGAGGGCATAACTTCGGTAAGGAAATGGAAGTATGTATTCCCCCACTGGGTTTGTGCGTCAATAATCGAAAAACGACCGAACCCGTGTGGTGTTCGACGGATGGTGTGTGACGGGTAGTGAACATCGTGTTTGGTAAAGAGAGTATCCGTGAACCCAAAATTGTTCTTCAGGATCGCCTTCGTATTTTCCTGAAACCGTAGAAGGTTTGGGGGGTTCCGTGTGACTGTATACACCCCTGCCGGAGTTGTTCCAGTTGTCTCTTTCGTCGAATGAAGATGAGGATTTAAGAATCTGTAGGTATCAATGTATTTCATTTACGTATTCAGGTCTTTGGATACGTAAATGAATGTTCTACCAATGATTGCTGACGCTCAGAAGCGCGCGACAAATATTTTAGCATTTCGTATTGAACCTGCTGGCTATGGAGCAACTATAAACCGTCTTATGACTGGACTCAACCTTGCTATCCAGCATAATGCTACTATGAAGTTCGGGGTAGACTCAAACTATGTAATTGAAGGCCTCTTTGACCTCAGTCTTCTTCAGAATACAAATCGGCAGGAAAGGACTATTGCGTGGGACTTTTTCAAGGATACTTGGTACCATCCCTCGCGCAACAGCACCATTTATCCGCTATGTCCGTTCCAGCCAGGTCTAGACAGGGATGTCTGGGCTGCAAATTTGGCATATGCATTGCTTGGGCGTCCCACGGCTGTTCTCCGAGCGCACATTGCGGACCAGAAATCTTATTTGAAGTGGGATTCGTATGATGTTCGTATTGGCTTACATATTCGTAGGGGTGATAAGACGATGGAACATCCTCACGTTCCTATTTCTGTGTATATGAAGTTTCTTACCGAAGAACTGAAACGACACGAAGGTAAGCGCGTAGGAGTCTATCTCTCCAGTGATGACCCCAATGCGTATCAGGAGTTGTCTCTTCCCGTCGATATACTGTGGGACGATCGCGAGAAGAGGTATAACAACAGTAATATTGGCATGGTCCGTTCGCAGCCAGATCTGGCAATACAGGAAAGTATTACAGCTGCACGTATTATTTGCATGTTTGGAGACTGCGATGCTGTTATAGGTCTACAAAACACGCAGTTTACGTGGATTGGAGGTCTACTGATGCTATACAAGAACGGGTTCAATAAGGAGCGACATATTATGATTGATCCGCGCACGGGCGATCGGGGACATTGGGGTGCTATGTATACCATGGGCGCCCGGTAAGTCTCATTCCCCAATAATTACCGTTCGCCCGAATCTGTTCTTGAAGAGGTTCGGGATACGTCCTCATGGATAGACGGGAAAAATCGTACTCCTTGTCAACCATCTCCTGGTATTTATGATTCAGGTAGTCACAGTTAATCTCACTGTAATCGGTCGTCCAAAGCACGGGGCATCCGCGGTATTTATCTTCAATTCCCGGATGACGTTCAATAATTGGTATACACCCTGCCATCAGCGCTTCATAGTGTCGATGACAGTCGATCCCGTTTCCTTCGGGGGACACGACAAACTTATAATGAGGAAGGGCGCGGAAATACTGGGTTGCGTCAATATACATATTGCCAATTCCGTTTCGTTCGAGTGTTTGGGCGATCACTTTACGGTTCACACCACCACGATTGCCTCTCCGAAGACTGTCAGTTGTTGTATTGATTGCGCAGAATACAGTATGTGAATGACTCCCTATCTGAGTATGTTCGTAGTTTCCTGAATAATTGTTAAACGTATATCCCATACCAATCGGGAAGGGTACCCAACTATCACTTCCATCCTGTATCGAACAGTTATAGAGGATATCTCGTTTTAGTTTTAGCTGCTGCTGCCATTCTCGCAGCGTCACCATTGTAGTGTGAATGCGATTACATGTAAATAATTACTCTCGTCGGTCCTTATGTAGATAGTAATCGAGCTTGAAGCGCACAACTCGCAGTCCATACATATTGGTAGATAACCGAACATATGACTCTGGGTGGAACGTCCTATGTGTGTCTGAATAAATCCTATGAATATTTGAACTCACATTCATAAACTTTTTCATCGCATCTGTTTGTCCGATCGCCAGTTGGTCGTTGATGCCTTCTAACCAATCGAATCCATCGGGGATGTATATACAATTCTTTTCTATGGATGGAAGGTTAAGATTTGACTGAAATATCTCATCTGCCCGCAGATAAATCACCATATCATACTGAACGTTATGCGAGTTAGAATACGATTCCATAAGTTCATAAGCCCGTTTCCAGAAGTAAAACATCTTGAACCCATTCAATCCCCACGTGGATAGATCTCGCGGAAGATCATGAAAAGACTGAACATCAGGAGCTTCATTCGTAAATTTCTTAACAGAGTACAGGTTAACAAAGGTATCTATATCTGCAGAACTATTTTCAGAATTATGAGCTAAAAAACTATCGTACTCGACGCCTACTGAAGTAACAACATGCTTTATAAATGATTCGTAGCAGTCTTTGTAACCGGTTATCCTTCCGCAAAACAAAAAGGCAACGCGCATTATGTCTTCTTATAGAATCTTTCTGGTAAATAGTCGGAGCATACGTATTCAGCCATACATATATCGTCTATCGTAAAGTTATGACGTTCAGGCATTACACAAACAGACTTATTCCCAAGAATATTGCCAGGATAGCACCAAATGTATTGCTTAGAGGTCAGTGTTGCTTCATCCGAATCATGCGTGAAACAATGAATGTTTCCCTGTTGAACGCACCTCTCTAACGCTGGTAGATGCTTGCAGTGAACCCACGTACGGGGATGCGTCAGTATAGATTTATCAAGTAATATATCGCTTGCTTTGTCGTGGCCCAGCCACCACTTTCCATCAAGATACCATACATCAATTTCTACGCCCCAACCCTCGCGTAACCTATCGAGAATCTCGGACTCCTTATTTTCAAGGTGGGGGTTTGGACCATTTTTTAGAGCTCGGTGGCATATCCAATGCGGATTTGCAGGCCACGAGTCAACAATACGTCTCTGAGAATCGATCTGCGTCCAAGTACCAAACCCGTATTCCCACACTCTGGGAACAAACGTCAGAAGCGGTACGTCTGTGTACGCAGAAACAATCTCCTCAACGACCCCTAGGATCTCTGGAGTGGGAGAGGTGTGAAACCGAAAAAGAGTGGAGTGGCAGATATCTTGTGGATGAGGTTCCACGATCCCTTCACACGTTTGACGTATCTGATCTCGAAGTATATTTATATCATAATCGGGATACCCACACAGAAAAAGGCCATTGCGGGTCTTTGAGACCCCACGAAATCTAACGCTAAATGTCGGGAACGTATTTAAAATATCTCTTAGAACCTCGCTTTCGGGGCTGCACTGTGTATTCACACAAACCGGAAAGGTTTGTAGTTGAAACAGCGTAAAATGAAGTTTTCCACCCGTTAAGCCGTTTTCAGTATAGACTATCCCGTAGGAACTCAATACACTGAGACGATCCATCAGGGCGTGGTATTCGGGAGTTGGTATCCAATCTCCCATAGCCCAAATCGCCCTGCAATATTCCGGATTGGGAGATCGTATAGACGGCTGTTCCTTGGGAATACTTGAACGATTAATTCTCTCATACGTGTCTTTAAGACTCATTGTGATTTTGAGCTGTTGGTATGTAAATGTATAAATTGCTCTTATGCTAAGAATCGACGGGTGGGTTGGGAGATTTGGAAACAATATTCTTCAAGTAGTAAACTGTTTATTCTATGCAGAACAGCGAAACTACACTTCTGTCGTGTTTCCTCCTCACCCGTTTTTTACGCAGTGTATAATTCAGTTAAACGGACGTTCTATTTCCAATACCCCCTCTGTAACCAATTCGTTTTATTTTCTGCATGAACTTGGTCTACGTTATCCATCTCCGGGTGAAATGAGGCGACTGGCACAAACATACGTTCTCCCTATATTCGCACTACGCCCATCTCCATCACCGTTCAAAACATATATCCATCTTAGAGGAGGAGATGTGTTCGGTGGAAATAACATTCCAAATGAATACGTACAGCCTCCGCTTGACTACTATATCAGGGCTGCAGGAACCGGAAACGTGGCAGGTATGGTATACGAAGACAGGTCCAATCCGTGTGTTGACAAGTTGTTGAACAACACATCAATTGTAAGCAGGAAAACGAGTTCGTTGGAAGGAGATATATCTCAACTATTGAGTGCGGAAATTCTTGTATGTGGGTTCGGAACATTTGCACTTGCGATCTATCTTCTAAGCACGCGCATACGTGAACTATACCTTCCAGCAGACTACGTAAATAAATATTTGACTGGCGATTGGGGAGACGTAAAGGTTCATTTGTGCACCTTTCCGGACTACATACCGTTTGGAGGCTGGAAGAACACTCCTCCGCAACGTCGATTGATGACTGAATACGTATGGAAACCTCAGTTGATCACGAACCAAACTCTTCCCGTTACTCCCTGGTATTCTTAAACACGTAATTACGCAGAAAATACTCGTAATCGGAAGGTACTCCTAGACCCCACATCTTCGAGCAGTTATGGGTCCGTATAGTAAGTCCTCGCTCTATCCCCATCGTGTAAACCGGACAGACATAGAACTCATTCTTTACCCGAATGTTCTTCTCGATCATCAGCTCTGCGTCCTTGACAAAGTCAGATCCTCGCTTCCAGCCGTAAACTCCTGTTGTCGCGAGCGGTCCAATGTAAGTCTTTTCGGCCACCTGTGTGACGTGGCCGTTCTCGTTGATATTTGCATACGACCAACGAAGATCCGTTGGGTTCGGCTGTTCGAACGTTGAAATAACTCCATCAAAATCAGGATGAAACAGACACCGATAAAAATCTGGCGCAGACCACTCGAGAAACTGATCTGAGTTAGCGACAACCAGGGGAAACTCATTATCAATGAATTTCTTGACCGTTAGAACAGTACACGCAGCTCCCTCTGTGAGTTTTTCAACAGTATGAATGTGTATGTTCTCACCTGTCTTGAGTTCGTTAAATCGAGGAGCGTGTTCCGCGCGAACAATGATGTGGATATTTGCCTTAGACCGAAGAGTCTTGGGAACAATATTATCTACCACGCGCATGAACATTGGTACCCCAAATATAGGAAGAAACGGTTTGGGGGTTGTATATCCTTCAGTCTGAAATCGTGAACCCAGACCGCCCATAGGAATTACAATATTGATCTGAACGGGTTCCTGACGACATCCGTACAGCGAAACATCGCGCAGAAGAGCAGGAGTAATATCTAGGGCATCGACAACCTCAATGACTTCGAGTCCAGCAGCACGGGCAGCCGCCTTTCCTACTTCACTGTCTTCAAACACATACGTCGTCTCTGGATCCGCTCCCAACATACTAACCGCCTTCTGGTAAATTGCCGGGGATGGTTTGGGAAGGTCTACATCCTCGTTCGAAAGCACAACCTTAAACAGTGACATGTCAACTAGCTTGGCAAGAGAGGTCTCGACAGTTGAACGAATACTGTTACTGCAACATGCTAAGATAAGCCCCTGCTCGTGCGCCCATAGAATTGCCTCTCGCGTCTTTGAGTAAACCGGCATCGGACCAATCATATCGAGTGTAATAGCCTGCTTCTCTTTGAACACTAGCGGCTTGTCTACAACAACATTAAAATACGTCTGAAGAACATCGAGTTTCTGGTTGGTAGACCGCGCTTCAAGGCGATCTGCGTGGAAGATTGTATCAATTGAGAGCTTGGGGTATGTTGTATTCCACGCACGAATAAACGCATCGCGATGGAGGGCTTTAAAATCGACCAGAACCCCATCGAGATCAAAGATAAAGGTCGTCATCTTGTATTATTACGTGATTCTATATCTCTATATCACTTTTGTCCGCTAAAGAATATCCAGTTTGGATGTCCATCGCCGGGGCCAACGGGTCGAATGTAATACTTAAAGTTCTTAAATCCAACTCGAGTAAGGTCGCGCGAGAGCTGGTCGGGACCTTCTACTCTAGTGTCGCAGGCACCGTTTGTTGCGTTTGCGCTGAAGTAATTTTCATAGTAATCGACTGATGTTTTCGTCTTCACCTGCGGACCATACCCCATCTGGATCGTAATATACCCGCCCGGGCGGAGAATTCTATAAAACTCCTTAAAGTAATTCAGTCGTATACTGTGCATACAGATATGCTGCATCGTGATCGTACTCATGACTACATCATATGTATCATCACCAATACTATTCAGATCAGTACCGTTGCATTTATATAGATTTACATCATTTGGGTTAACGCCATTATTAGACATCCAGATACGGGCGTTATTCAGATTATTTTGCGCGATGTCAACACCGTCTACATCTAATCCAGCCTTGCGATACTTGACGATGTTCCTACCTGGTCCACAACCAAAATCAATAATCTTCTTCGTCTTTATATCGGGAATATCTGTAAACAGATATTCGTAATCGTTCCAGGAGTTGTGGGCTAAAAATGAACCAACTACGCGGTCTAGATTCGATAGAGACCAATTAGATGCATCGGCTTCATACTGTTTTGACTGCATGATTGCATATGTTTCCATTTATATATGATACAACAAGAACACATGGTAAACCATTTAACGAAGTAACTCAATATAATCCGTGCGTACAGACTGTATTGAGCCCCGTTTCCGGGACCGTTATTTATTTAGTTTTTAGTTATGATTACCACACACAACAAAACACCAGAACCATACGGTTTGGCGTTTAGTTGGAGTAGGCCAGGCCGCCCATGCCCGACATGACGCGGAGCACGTTGTAGTTGACGGCGTAGATGCGCACCTTGGCCGTGCGCTGCTGCTGGACCGTGTTGACGGACAGCGTGAGGTTGAGCGTGGCCTTGTCAATGCGCGAGAAGTTGCACGTGCCGCTGGGCTGGTGCTCCTCGGGCTTGAGCGCGAAGGAGTACACGTTGATGCCCACCGACGGCGTGCGGGTGTGGTGCTGCCACGGCTGCACCTTGTCGAAGTAGCGGCCCTCGCGCTCGTCGAAGCGGTCCTGGCCGTTGAGCTGCACCTTGGCGACCTCCACCGGGTTCTTGCCCTCGCACTTGACGTTGGAGGCCAGGATGACCTTGGCGAGCAGGTAGTTCGTGGTGCCCTCGAAGAAGTTGTCCGCACCGGCCGAGCCGTCCGTCTGGTAGATGCCCGAGCCCGTAGACAGACCCGCACCGACCGCAACACCGAGGCCGGCAATCTGAGACTGGGAGTAGGCGAAGCCAGTAACGCCCGCGCCCGAGCCGGCCGAGGCCGAGAACGTGGGGACCACCTGGGTCAGGCCGCTCGCGCCAACGTTGGTCGCCAGGGCGCCGCGGCCGAGCACCGCCGTCACGATGCCCTCCGTGGTCCAGTCATCCGAGTAGTTGAACGGCTGCTGGCCCAGCGCCTCCATGATCCACGGCGTCGGGGGCGCGTTGCAGTCGACGAACGAGTCGCGCTGGACGATCCAGACCAGCTCCTTGACGGGGTGGTTGAAGTTCATCTGGATCTTGTTGGACGAGGCCGTCACCGTCTCGTCGCCCGTGAACTGCAGCTGGTCGATCAGGTACTCGTGCGACTGCTGGGCGAAGCGGCGGCGCTCCTCCGTGTCGAGGTAGACGTAGTCAATGTACAGCGACGCGGCAACCAGCTGGAGCTGGGAGACGGCCGTGACACCGTTGCCGAGGTAGATCGTGGACGGGTAGGTCGGCAGCACCGAGAAGTCGCCAACCTGCACGTCAGCGTAGCAGCAGTTGTAGTTCTGCTCGAACTCGACGTTGATGCGGACCTCGTGGTACTGGAGAGCAATCAGCGGGATCGCCAGGCCGGGGTTGCGGCAGTACCAGAACTGCAGGGGGATGTACAGCGTCTTCAGCGGCGTGCCGGCGCGGGACAAGCACGAGTTGGTGGCCTCCGACGCGGCGCAGGTGGCATCCAGCGCAACACCCGCCGTGTCCTTCAGCAGCACGAGGTCGGCAGAGTTGCCAACCATGTCGTCGAACGACACCTGGGTGCCGACGGGCTGCGTCAGCTGCGTCCAGATCTGCATCCAGTCGCCGTACTGGCGGTCAATGCGAGAGCCGCCGATCTCGATCTCGACCTGCTTGATGAGGCGGTGGCCGACGTAGTTGAGCCAGCGGAAGCGCGTGCCCGTGGAGCCAGCCGTGTTCAGGTTGATCTGGGGCAGCGTGACCTGGATGTACGTGCGGTACATCAGATCGGCATTGCGGCTGATGACGGCCGTGACGCGGCGGCCGAAGTCAGCCTGGCCGTTGAACGTCACCTCAATCGCCTCCATGGCGAAGTTGGTGTGGCGCTTGTACAGCACCTTCCAGAACGTAATCTGGGGATTGCCCGAGATGTAGATATCCTGCGCACCATACGACACGAGCTGCATGAGTCCACCTCCCATATTGTGTTTATGTTCCATATCAACATTATTTTTTTCTCCTGGACCCACGCGGCGGAAGAGAATAAAACGACCGCGTCCTCGTGATATATATTTTTTTCTTTCACTAGGAGATATGGATCCTCTTCTCTTCCCGACGAGCAATGTCCTCATCAACACCGTTTTGCGTTCACTTGTTCTCATCGCGATCATGATGGTCGGATTCGGCACCAACCTGTACGTTGCTTACTGGGGTGCGGTTGTCCATGACACTATTTCGCTTCTCTTGGTATACTCGTACCCACTCTCGGCCTTTGCGTATAAGTTCTAGACACTCATTCTGCATATATGCAATCTCATAACGAGGATCCCCTCCCGTGTTGCAGCAGCGATATTCGGGGGGCAGAGGTAGGCGAGGATAGACCCCGTTCAGCCAATCATCACAGTACCAGTTCTTGATTTCTGGAGGAAAGAACTTCCCATCAAAGATTTCAAGGTGGGTGCGATGAACCATCGCCTGTGTCAGGATCGTTGTATTTCCATCGTTTTGCGGACCCGTCATCCCAATGTTTCCATTCGCCTGTAAAAGTCGAATTGAGGCATCTACCCACCCCGCTTTCAGAAACTTAATATCGTCTCCGCACTGGTAGAGGTAATCACAACCGTCGTTGTAGGCTTTCAGGGCTAGGATATTCCAGATAAGTGTCACATGACCTTTAGGAACATCAACAGGGATCCACTGAATATTAGAATGAACTCTCTGAAAAAAGTCGCGAACGTCTGTCCGTATATAAAACGGGTCGTCGGAGTCATACCCGATGTAAAAGGTATAGGAGTATCCCGGAGACATTGTCTCGATAAAGGTTGCCAGCATAGAGAGAAAATACGAGTGTCTAGGATAGGTCCAATCTCGTCCGCGAGAGGTTGTAGGGAGAATAATACCCACTTTCATTATAATGAGCCTTATTTCTACCATAACGGCATACTCGTATACGGATCAAATATCAGCTCTAGCCGTTGCTAAGTCTCCCTATAACAATTCCGGAAATTCGTATACAGTTCTTTATGTTGGAACATCAAACGGCAACATATACGTATACAATGAACTTGAGGACACTATCGCCATGCAAAGAGTCGTTCCCACGGGGTACGTCGGATCATTATCGGGAGAAATCACAGGGTTAACGGTCGACCCGAATGGAAAATATTTATACATCAACGCCCCTTACGATAATCACTGTCTACGCATATCCATCGCCTCTATAGACTTAACATCACCTTTGCCAGTACTCACTGTTCCTATCGATCGTGATATCTATCGCTTTGGAGACAATACTGGAAATATTATTGTTGATTCACAGGGGGTTGTGTACATTATAACGCAGCGCGGACAAACCATTTCTACAATCGAGAACTATGGAAGCTCGTTTATAAACTCATTTTTTTCGAACCAAGGGCCTACCCTGAATTTCAAGGGAATCGCGCTATCACCAAACGAACAGAGAATTTATGCATCGGAATTCAATTTTGGAAACATTTATTACTACGATTTCTTGTCGAATCAACCAACGTTTAACATAATAAACTCGAGAGGAGTCCAGACTGGTCTCCGCGCCATTGTCACTTCGGGGAATAACATCTTCTATACTCAGAAAGATAGCGTATATGCCGACAATAAATATCTTAACACGATTGTGCGAGTAGTAGGAAGTGGAATAAACGCGTATGTCCCAACAACCGACCCCCAGAAGTATACGTTGTTTAAGACCAATGCCCTTGCGGTAAATGATGTAGGCGATATCTATATATCTGCATCGAATAATTTCAACCAAAGTACGCTATACAAGGTTAGCTTTGGGCTGATTCCTCGTAATAATTACCAGGCTCCTCCTCCTCGCCAGCAGATTCCGATTCTACAGCCCTATCCGACAACAAGCTGCAAACGAATTGTTGAGCCCTTCAATCCAAGGCTGCGATTCGGTTGGGGGCTCACAAATACCAAGAAACCGCCTATTCTGGATGTTCGCAAAAGTCCGTTATGTTGTCCGCCGCCGATTGTGAACTGTCCCGTAACCCCCTTTTACTGTTTACCAGCACCACCTCCGGTTGTTCCCCCACAGCCCGTTGCGCCCATATACCCAACGACCGTAACGACCCGACAGCTTGGAGACCATTTTCTCTCCTCTGGGTTTCGTAATTCAGTAGTAGCAGAATCTCAATATCTACTCAGTACATCCCTAGCACTGTCCACATCAAACACGCGCACACTTCCTGCGATTGGTCCACTTGGTGAAGTGTACTATATGACCCAGGGAGGTACACTTCTCAAGATATACAATAACCAAATTGTTTGGAGGTTTGTAACCGGATCAGCCGTAAACAATGGAGGACCTGTGGTATCCCCAACTGGAGCCATAGTGTTTGCTACCGACGCCGGAAGTCTTTATCGCCTTGATTCAAATGCAACTGTTCTAGGTGGTTACCCTGTTCGCCTCGGTCAAGGCGTTCTCGGGACACCACTGTCGATAACAAATGGATCATTTGACTACGTATTTTGCGCATACGGAAATACGATTGGAGCGTTTCAAGCATCGAACGCTGGAGTTGTTTGGACGGGTACGACACAGAGGAACGGAGAGCTCTTTCGGTCGTCAGTATCGACAGACGGAATTAATATATTTGTAGGAACAGACCAAGCAAACGTATACTGTTATGTCGCCCAAACAGGGTACCTCAATTGGGTATACAATACAAATACTACAGGAAAGTATGTGTTTACACCATATTTAACCGCGAGCAATATAGGCATTACGGTTCAGAATGACAACAATATTTTTATTTTGAACAACACAACCGTTCGTACGACAGGCCTTGATCTCTATATTCAGTATCCCGGCATTTCGGTCGTATCCCCACCAGTCTTGTCCACGGATCCAACCGGAAATTTGTGGGCTCACGTGATTGCAGGAAATGCAAACAACGAACAACTTTTATATGCCTTTGGAGGTATCAATGCATCGGGAGCACTAGGCGGACAAGGTGCATACACGACGGTATGGTCATCGCCCCCGTCTGAAAAAATACCACTTTCGTTACAAGCCCCGGTAGTTGATTCGTCTGGTTTTGTCTATGTGTCTACTGTATCTGGAACGGTGAATCAATACAATGCATACTATAGGGGAGGAGCTACACAGTCCTATGTATCTAGACTTATTTTGAACGGACAGACGACTGGATTGGTTCCTATACAGGTTTTCACAACTCCTCTTATCACAGGACAAAATACCATGTATGTATTTGGTTCAAACGCATCGAATCGAACGACGTTTATGTATACGATTTCAGGTTAAGTTATGACATCATACGGGGCGAGATGTGCATGGCTTCCAACTCCTGTAGCCACAGCTTAACAGCATACGGAATCGTCTTATCCTCAAGGCCCGCCTTCGAGCCACATGATCGACACTCATAGAGACGATCCTTCTCGTTGATTGTCGAGAGCGAACCGCAAGAGGAACACACACCGGTCGTGAACGGGTCGGATACGTCCATCAGACGCTCCTTCGTGAATGCGGCCGCACCGTGCGTAATGAAACAGTCGCGTTCCATCTCGCCTACACGCAGACCCCCATCACGAGCACGGCCCTCGCATGGCTGGCGGGTCAGGGACACAATGGGACCGCGTCCACGCGAGTGCGCCTTGTCGATCACCATGTGCTTGAGGCGTTGGTAATGCGTAGTCCCAATAAAGATCTCTACCTCCATCTGTTCGCCGGTCTGACCGTTGTACATGATCTCGTTGCCATATGGGTGCATTCCAAGATTGTGCATGTGTTGCTTGAGATCCTCGATTCCGAGATGAGAGTAGGGCGTACCGTCGCCCAGATTGCCCGTCTGAACACCTACCCGGCTATACATCGTCTCCAGCAACTGCGCGATCGTCATGCGGGACGGAATAGCGTGTGGATTCATGATGATATCGGGACGCAGACCGCTTGCCGTAAAGGGCATATCACACTCATCTAGAATCATGCCGCACGTACCCTTCTGGCCGGCACGCGAAGCAAACTTATCACCGATCTGGGGAGTACGCTCGGCAATTACCCGCACCTTGACGAAGGGGTATCCGTCCGAGTTCTTGTCCTGCCACACACCGTCGATACGGGCAGGCTCGGAGTTCTTGTGGGTCGTCGATAGATCGCGGTACATGTACCCATGCGGATCAGACCTTAGATTCACAACCTTGCCGATGACCACGTCATTCTCCTGTACGACGGCGTTCTTGATCGGAATGCCGTTCTCCTGAACCGCGTGGTAAGACGTGTTCTTGAAGGCCTTCGTGTTCTCGTGACGGGGCTTGGAGAACCGCTCTTCGCGCCCGCTGGCCACGTTACGGTGCTCCTCGTCCTTGTAGACAGTGTAGTAGTACCCGCGCATAAACCCGCGCTTGAGGGACCCGCGATTGAGGATGACGGAGTCCTCCTGGTTGTAGCCCGAATAACAGGCGATGGCCACAATGGCATTGCACCCGCTTGGCATCTTGTGCATATTCAAGATCGACATGATCTGCGTCTCCACGATCGGGCGCTGGGGTGAGGCCAACAGGTAAGCGTTCTTGTCTAGACGCTTATGGTAGTTCGAGGCATACAGGGTCATCGCCTGCTTCGCCATCGCCGACTGGTAAGCGTTACGCGGCGACTGGTTATGGTTCGACAACGGAATGATGGAGGCCATGTGACCGAGAATCATATGCGGATGAATCTCGCAGTGCGTGTGCGTAGGACCCACCTCAGACGGGAACATCGCGATATGCGCGACTTCGGACTCGTTGGCGTCAATGTAGCCAACGCACGTGGAGATCCACTCGGCCCACGGCGTTCCCTCAGGAGGCACGGGTAGAATCTTGCCGTTCTCCACGCGGAAGACGGGGCGCACGAGCCGACCTGCATCCGTCTCAATAATGATGCGGGACTGAAGAACGTTCCATGCCACCGACACGTGGGGGTGGATGCGGCACGAATGCTTAGCACTCTTGAGACGGTCGTATACCTCCTTCGGCTTGGACGTGTATGCGATAATGACACCGTTGACGAGAATCGCAACGGGGCCGCTGGACCAGACATCGGTGATCCACTCCACATCTGGGATCTCGCGAAGAAAGTTTGTCACCACGAAGGAGGGAACGTGGGTGGAAATGGTAGACATCAAGCTCATCGTCTTCACGATACCGACTGAGTGACCCTCTGGTGTCTCGACGGGGCAGACAAATCCCCACGAAGAGCCGTTGAGCTTGCGAGGAGCCAGCAGCTTGCCCGACTTCTCTACCGGAGTCTGGATACGGCGGATATGGGAGAGTGTTGCATTGTAGGACAGGCGATTGAGAACCTGTGAAACACCCGACTTGGTAGCGTTCGAGAGAGAGGTGGACCCTGATGTTCCGAGACCCTGAACGGTGAAGTTGCCGGTTGCCAGCGCCTGCTTCAGTTTGCCCTCGATGGACGAGACCTTCATGATCTTGTAAAGGTTGGAGAGAACCAGCACATCGAGCGGTTTGCCCGAACGCTTCCAGTTATCATTATTGATTTCGTGGACGAACTTGGACCGAATGTCCTTGCATACCTTCTGGAACAGCTGGCGGAAGAGATGGGTAAGGAGCGATCCTGTCGTGACCACACGCTTGTTGGGGTAGGCGTCGCGGTCATCGGATGGAATACGGTTGGCAGACGTATCGAGAATCTTCCGGACCATACTCACCAGAATCTTGACCTTGCGTGCGACGATGACGGCGGGGTCAAGGGTCTCACCGGCCAGCGTAATGTGGGGAAGGAACTCGGTGAGGAGCAGGGCGCGAACGTGGGACGTCTTATCCTCGACCGCTGGAGGATATTGCAGATGATGGGAAAGGTACTCGATCGCCTCCTGCTGGGTGAATACGCCAATATCCGCACATTCCTTGAACGATGCCATCAGCGGATCAGTCTCCTCGACCCCGAGCAGTTGATAGACCTGCTTGTCCGTCTCGATCCCGAGACAGCGGAAGAACACCATCATCGGAATGTCCTCGCGGAAACGGGGGATGCAGATGGTGAGAGGGTAGCCGAGACCGTTGAACTTGCTCGACATCCGGATCTCCAGCTTCTTGGGAGGCAGGGTAAAGCTCTCGTGCAGAGACTTCATCTCGACCGAGTGCGTGTGCTTGGTCGTGGTCTTCTTGTTGAAGAAGGCCATGATACGGTTGTCGGCCACCTTCTCCTGTGACAGAATTACCCGCTCGCCGCCGTGAATGATGAAGTACCCGAACGGATCCTGCGGACACTCGCCCATCTCCTCTAGAGTCATCGGGTAATCCTTGAGAACGCAGAGCGAAGACCCCAGCATCACGGGAATCTTGCCGAGCGAGATACCCTCGAACGTCTTGGTCTCTTCCTTGAACTCCGTCAGATTGGGACCGCTGTACGAACGGACTTTCAGATGAATATCCACAAACATCTGGGCGGCGTAGGTGAAGTTGCGGATACGCGCCTCGTGCGGTAGCATCTGCTTCAGACGACCCGTCGCCTCCTGAATGCGCGGCTTCAGGTAGGACACGTTGTCAAATGAGAGTCGGAACTCGTACTTGTACTTCTTCGTCGCCTCGTCCTGATCGTGCCATACCACGATGGGCGGTGTCGATCGCAGAATCAGGGGGATCTTGTTGCGGAGGAAGTCTTCGTAGGGTTCAATTTGCGACTCAGAGAAACGCGAAACTCCATTCTTGAAATAGGAACGTACTGCCTCCATTGTGTCGTATCTTGATACTAGCGACCTCGCCGTAAGTTTTTATCCGTTTTGAGTAAGAAGGTCTTGTATGCCCGCAAGCGACGGTCCTACCAAATACACTATCATTAAAGAGGGAAGTGATCCCGCGTTTAATGGTAAGGATCCATCGACGCGCGTGTCAACGATTACGGCTCCTGTAAATCCGGTTGGGATGCCGAGCGGTCCTGGATTTGGGGGTCGCCGCAACCGCGTTCGCCGCTCGACCAAGACGTTCCCCAAAGGAATCCTGCGGAAGACGGCAAAGATTGTTCCCGCAAAGAATCCGTCAAAGGCCCCTGCGACCCGTAAGCGTTCAGTGAAGTTAATGACAGAGAAGGGTCTCGAGAAGGCGCGTAAGACTGCGAAGGCGAAGGCCGCGAAGCTAGACGTCGAGACAATACGTAAGAAGTTGATTGAGAAGAAGATTATTGGAGCTGAGAAGAAAAATATTCCTCCTACGGTCCTTCGGGTTCTTTATACTGACTCGGTGGGAGCGGGACTTCTTTCTTGATAAGACTATATAATGACAAAAGCGTGGGGTCCACTTGGGTGGGCAACACTCCACACAATTGCTGCCCTCTACCCCGATTTTCCGTCCCAGTTTGAGCTGGAACTCCTAAATCGGTTTCTCAGGTCGTTTACCAGTACAATTCTTTGTCCGAGTTGTCTTCAGCATTTCGCAGAAATGGTAGAACTCTATACTCGGAGGTACCCTTCTTGGAAAAACAGCCGTCGCACTGTTTGTGAATTTGTGTTCCGCGCCCACAACACCGTCAATAAGCGCAGTCACAAGAAGATTTATACGCTCGAAGAAAGCATTGTCGAACTCCAGTCCCAGATCCCTGACTCGGAAACGGCTAAAGTAAGGCGTCAGCAGTACCTTGTGTATATACGGAACGATTGGATGAAAAATATGACATTAACCGGCGTATCTGCCGCCCCTAAACTAAAGGAACTGAATACCATCGAAGAGGAATACTGGGCGAGGCGTTCGTTTTCGTGGTCGGATATTCGGGCGCTTGGAGAGTTCAACGTATCACCAATCAGCGAACAGGCGTCTGTTCTTGCGGCAGGGGGGATGATCGTTCCCAAAATAACCATGCCTCAGACAGGTGGGTTCAAACTGGGGAATATTGGAAAGATTGGACCGAGGTCATCTCTTCGGTAGACAGGGGTAGCGAAATTCGTGGTTCGCACTCCCACGCATACCTCCTCATCCACGGAATACGCGTATCGGTTTCCTCATTGTACGTTTCGTCTGGGAAGGCTACTCGCTTCTTAGCCCTCCGAAGGGAATCGTGCGGAAGAATGAACTGTAGCTGCTTCGTTACCGTAAACTTGGGTTCTTCGGCCGACCATTGAACCGAAATCTCCTCGTATCGTACCAGCTGCTGAACGAGAGGGGATTCGGGGTAAGGATACACCCAATTCCAATCGAGACACTCGTTCTCACAGAAATAGTGAAGAGTCCAATGAAACGTCTTCCAAAATGCACCCACCACTTGGGCGATGTTAGTAGTTCCATCCAGAATGTGAAGATTGTAGCGTGTCTCAAAATGTCGTCCGTCTGCCGAGAAAATTGCCTTCTCAGCCGGCTTATCGCGAGCCCTTACCCGCTCCGTATAAAACTTCATCTCCTGTGTCTGCGCTGTCTGCAGAAACAGTTGACGACCCCCTGCCGTTAAGAGATCAGGTTCGCCCGCTTGGCGATAACATTCGATAGCGCGATCGTGTCCGTTCTCGCGGAGAGAAAACATACCGACAGGGGGCATAAAATCATTTCCGAAACAGAGGACACAGAGTGCGACGTACTGCTGGGGATTCATCGGAAGTTTGCGGGCGAGGTCAGAGATGTTTAGAGTGGAGTACCCTTCCGCCTTTGACTGGAAATTCTGGTTCTCACGAAGGAGGGAGAGCGAACACAGGCGCTCCTGTGCTAGAGACAGGAGAATCAGATCGGCATCCAGACCGTAGATGACAGTATTCGACCGCTCGGTGGCAGGCAAGGTCTTCAACCACTCAAACAGCTTGTGTTCGCCCTCACCTGGAAGATCGGTGGACGACATAATGACCTGCGGAAATCGGGCTCGAACTGCCACGTCCAGCTCCTTCATATACGGAGTTCCCGGCGAAATCTGATTACGGTCGAATACTGGGTTCCCCTCTGCGATACGGAAGCGACGGTAGCGCTGTTGTACGATCTTGGCGTAGGGAACCAGACCGTCCATCGCAATATACAGGTGGTTACGGGGAGTACATGTGTCCGCAAGGAGAGTAGCCAGAGCTTCTAGAATACTCTCGATGGGTCGGGCGTCGTCCATATAGGTGTGAATCAAACAGTTAAAATCGATGGCAAGGATATTGGGTTCCAAACGAGTTCGGACACGAGACACGATTGTCTTGTGAGCCTTAATCAGGCTAACGAAGTAAAAGGGTATGCCCATTTATGTATATAATTTGTCTTGGCTGAAAGTAATGCCCAAGCAAACAGGTGGGGGAATTTTGGAGACTCTACAAGTAAACTGGATCTATGTGCTCGCAGGTCTTGTTGGGATTGTCGTACTGTATTGGCTCCTGTCTCGCAACTCTTTTACGCCGAAGGTGAAGGAGGGCATGGGCGGATGCTCGAAATGCCCCAAGTCGCGGGGAAGTCAGTGAAAACGGGTTCTGATCTCCCTAACCGAATAGAGAGTAACTTAAATACAAGATGACGCGTGTCGCAGGTGTTCTTCAGCTCACCAGCAAGACGCGGTACGGCCTAACCTCTCGCAATGTCCCCATGTATCTCTTCAGTCCGTTGAATACCGTGTTTCCGCAAATGATCGTGGCATCCACCCACAAAGATCTCAAGAAGAACATTCTCGCAGTTGCCGAAAAGATCAATGATGACGCTCTCCCGCGCGGACAAATCGTTGATGTCATTGGAACGTGCGGCGATCCTTTGGCCGAGCGTAAGGCGATTCATGTAGCATATTCTCCCAATTACTGGACCAAGATTCCTTCGACCGAATATCCCTCCTTCAATCGTCCGATTCTGGATGTTCCTACCATCAACATTGACCCAGAGGGCTGTGTCGATATTGACGACTGTATCTCCATCTGGGAAACCGACGAAGGCATCACAAAGGTCGCTATCACGATCGCCGATGTGGCTGAGTGGGTGCGCGTCAATCCATGGATGTCCCACGCTCAGAACATCGGGCAATCGCTCTACGACGGTGGCGTTCCTGTTAGGTCCATGTTCCCCAAGACGCTGGAAGAGAAGATGTCTCTTCTGCCCGGCGAGAAGAAGCTAGGGTATACATTGTTCTTCGACTGGTCCGGAAATGCTATCTGGAACCCCCATTTCAAGGAGGTTGTCATCATAAACAAGAAATCATATACTTACGACAACTGCCGTCTAGCCACCGAGATCCCGATGGATACACTGCGAGCCATCTGCGAGCATATGGCGGGAAGGAAGCCGCTCCTAGATCCGCACGACTGGGTAGCAGAACTCATGATTTACTACAACAAGCAGATGGCCAATTCTCTCACCGTGATTGGCAAGGGTCTGCTACGGCACCATTCTGCTCCCAACGCCGAGAAGCTGGAGAAGTACGAGCGGCTCGGTCTGAATGCGCGGATGTTCGCGTACGCGTCCGCGACCTACGAACACGTATGCCCCGAAATCATGCACTGGGGCTTCCAGACGCGGTACTGTCACGGTTCGTCTCCGATTCGGCGGTGGGCGGACGTGGTAAACCAGATGGCGATGAAGGGAATGGAGGTTCCTAATGCCAAAGATGATTGCAACCGGCTCCAAACGTTTGCGAAGAAACATGCGCGAGATCTGGCGTTCCTCGATATTCTCCAGCGGCGGCCCGAGGATATCAAGGGTACGGTGATATCGGCTACCCGCATCTGGATCCCCGACTGGAATCGCTTGATTACCAGTGACAACACCTTCCCCGAAGGGACTCCGGTCAAGGTGACGTACTTCCTTGATATGCAACGACCTACTTGGAAGCAGCGATTGGTATTTCATGTCAAAACGGATTCAGAGAGCGGCGGACTCTAGATTTAGCAGACAAAATGAAGGACTCTCAGATCATGAAGATTCATTTCAATGTTGGCGACTACCCTTACGACTATCAACTGGAGATCTGGAAGAACGAAGATGAATGCAAGTTCTATATTCGGGAGTGTGACGAGAAGGTCCCTCGAGACTTTGACCCATTCCTGACCGTCGGTCAAACGCTTCGATGGATACATACCGGCAAAGCAGATACCAATTATATGTGGCAGGATATTGACTTCTTCAGTGGTGCCGAGTTTCAGAAGAAGTACGTTCTGGATATGCGGTGGGAGGAACTGGTAGATTCGGGAGCGCTGCTTCCGCTAAGTTTGAGCATCACGTTTCCTCAGAAGAAAATAGTGGAGTAAAGGAGTATGTCTTTCCACTATGGAAATATACTTAATTTTTACCGTCCCCAGTCCAAGAACCGTTTGGTCACAGTGGGACTTGTTACCTACCTTGTAGGTGAGTCATCGGAAACCATAATTGTTTCGTGCTTTACCGAAACCGGATCACTGTTCATGAACGGAAAGTTTGCTCCTTCTAATCAAACCATTGGAGAAACGCTAGGATGGTTTATTGGCGAACAATTGTTTGAGATGGATATTGAAGACCTCTTTTTCCAGAACGGAAAGAAACCTGAACGTCCTGCCCATCATTGGGAAAGGGGGGCATTCTATATGGGCCGCTGGAAACAGTATGCGAAAACTGATATTCGCGTAAGGGTAACAGTTCGCGTCACCGATTCCAACCAAAACGAATCCGTTCATATTGATATTCCAGACCAGGCAACCCTGCCTTCTTACAACAATGAATCAAACACATCCCCGCCATCCTTCTCCCGCAGCTCCCGATGATCCCAACTTCTATTCCGACAACGACTTCAAGGTCGGTGAATTTGATGACGAACACGATGGAGACCTCATATACGTTCGCTGGTCTGAATACCACCGTCGTCCGTACATGTACTCATACCTCGATGAGCCTACCCAGTGGGTAGGTCTGGATTGGACGATTCGTCAGACCGTAGCAATTGGTCTGGGAATGTCAATTGACTATGTGCCAACTGTTGTTGGCGGAATACTCTACATCCATCGCGAAATGCCCGACGAGAACGGTCGGCCTACGCACCAGAATATTGAAAATTATCACGAGATCGAGGACATTCTGGATCGGCGATGGGAGGACTATACTCCCAATCGCATACTCGTATCTTTCTCGGCGGAATAAATAAGGATGGACGTTCGCAAGAAACTTCGTGAAGTGTCTAGAAAAGCAGTTCTTCTTGATCGTCTAGACAAGCTGATGGCAAAGCGTCGGGGACGGGAACATGAAAAAGGGAAAAAGTCGGTCGTTACTGATCGGGAAGAGATTGAGTTTTTGCATAAGGCGATTGCGACTGCCAACAAACGGGCGGCGACACAAACACGGAAGGCCGGACGCCGGAAGAGGCGGACGGTCTATAGCCGCAAGTAGAGGGAGTCAGGAACAACCAGACCCCGCACGAGGTCCGGTCGGATCTCGCGCAGAGTTTCTAGAACCTCTAGATTTTTTGTAATCGTTGCTAGGGTGATCCACTCGTCCACGATATTGGCCGTCTTCAATATCGCTTTCATGAAGTTTCCCTCGTACACTTCATACTCGGAACACAGAACTGCCATCTCATCACCGTGCATCCAGCGGTAGACGATCTCGGGCCAGTAATTGTGAATAGTCCAGTACTCGGGTTGGCTCTTGGGGTTCTCGCGAGCACACAGATTTTGAGCGATGGCGTGGACCGACAAGAGCGCACTCTTAAGCGTATCGGGGACCCGCAGCCCCCACGCACTAATGGGTTCCTCCGTCTTCTCGCCTTCCACGAAACACGAGAGTAGAGCCACCACCTCTTCGCGCGGCAGGACAAATCCTCGCTTGAACATCGCTGACATCACGAGAGGATGACCCTCATTAATCTCCGATGCCATGACTCCTATCTCCGTCAGCGTCTCACCCTCAGCATATCCGAGCGATTGGAGATTGGCGAGGAACGGTACCTGAATGGTCTTGAATGCCTCGATCTTCTCCTGAAGCAGGGCAATTGCCGCCTGATTCTTCTTGAATTCCTTGAACTCCTGCCACCCCTTCTCCCACTTGGGTCCCATATGCTTGTTCTTCCACGAATCCAGGGACGACTGTGCCTTCTTCCGCTCGGCATTCTGGGTCATGCGAATCTGCGTTTCATACGTGTCGCGCAGCTCATACTCCCCGATATCCAGCCCTGCGTACTTCGTCTGCAGCTCCAGAAGTTCGGCCTGCCGCCCCTCCGTCTCCATCTGGCGCTGGACGTACCAGTACGACTTCTTCACCAGTCCCAGCCACCCCGTCGTCCCGCTCTGGAGACACTTCAAGAGAAAGTCGTAATGGAAATCCATGCGCGATTCTAGGGACTGCTGCTTCCCCGTCATCATGCGCTGCACGTCCTCCACCGTCTCGGGCTTGCGATCAGGGAGATAGTACACGAACCCGCGCGTATCCTTTCCACGCCGACCCGCGCGACCCGCCATCTGGATATACTCGTCCGTCCGCAGCATCCGCAGCCCCTCGGCCGCATCATCGAACTTGCGATAACTCGTGAAGATGACCGTCTTGGTCGGCATGTTGATTCCTACGGCAAACGTCTCGGTCGCAAACAGCAGCTTGATCATTCCGCGCGAGAACAGCATTTCCACGATCTCCTTGAGAACAGGAAGCATCCCGCTGTGATGGAACGCTACGCCCTTCATTAGGAGGGCCATTAGGGTATGGTACTGCGGCAACGTTTCCAGACCAGAGTACCGATGCAGATGGAAGCGCACAATGTTCTTGATTGCCGCCCCCTCCGACGTGTCAATGAGGGTAGAGGAGACTTTCGCCGCATACGCCTCACAGTTCTTGCGGGAGAAGACGAAGAACATCGCCGGTAACTTTTCCTTGACGTTCAGATCGTCAATCATCTCGTTCATTTGGTGCAAGAAGCCAGTAGAACGGATTTCGCGCTGAAGAACGGGATCACCGGCAACTCTCGCCTTTACTGCATCCGAGTGCTTACGCTGTGCATCCTCAATACCCTTAAGATGGCGCAAGTAATCGGTATAGGCTTCCTTATGGAATACATCCTTCTCATCAAGCAGAAGCTTCTCCCCTACACGGTGTTCCAGCGGAACCACCCGATACTGTGTAGAGATAAGGTGCATCGGGACCTGTTTCATTTCACCGATCCACTCAGCAAAGACTGCTGGGCTATCAATCGTTGCAGAGAGGAGAATCAGACGAATCGTCGGTGGCAGGAGGATCAAACACTCCTCCCAAACCTTTCCACGCGCTGGGTCGTTGAAGTAGTGGACCTCGTCAAAGACCACAGCATCGACACCGTCTAGAGACAGCGAGGCTGTAGACCCCACCCCCTCTGTTGACGATCCGATCTTAAACAGCAGGTTACGGAGAATCTCCGTTGTCATTACTACCACATCGGCCTGTGGCATGAACTTGATATCGCCAGTCATAATCCCGACCTTGTTGGGATACAGGGTCTTGAGATCGTTGAATTTTTGGTTCGACAGCGACTTGATAGGGGTGGTATAGAATACGCGCCCACCTCGCTTGAGCGAATACTCGATCTGGTACTCGCCCACCAGCGTCTTGCCACTGCCAGTCTTGGCGGTGACCAGGACGTTCTCGCGCGCCTGAATGGCGGCTACAGCACATTTCTGAAAAGGATCCAGAGGAAACGTGTAGTTCGTTTCAACCTCGGGAGCCTGTTGTGAGGATGTATTTGCAATTCGGAGCATTTTGTCTGATGTTTATCCAATGAGGCCTATACGTTTCCGTTTTAGTCTAAAAGAGTGTCGGGGCGTTCGCGCGGCAGTACGCTCCGTCCGCGAAATAGTAGACGAAATAGAAGGGGCCGAACACGAGGGCGAGGAAAAATCCAAAGATCTTCTCCCCAAACGATCCCGAACGACCGAAGCACACGAGGGAGAAAAAGAAGGCGGCAACTCCAAACAGAACCCACGATAGAGCAAGAACCGCAACGAAGGTTGTGCGGACTTTCTCACCCTTCGCTAGCGGGGCAGCCGAGGCAGTGTCCGCGGACTTAGACTCTCCTCCCGAAGCAGACACCTTCGATGACGATGATGTAGCACTGCCCGTTGTCTTTTCAGTCATCTGCTTAACACCCGGCGATCCAGCAGGAAGACCTCCAGCGGCACTCGCCTGCGATGACGTGGGGGCATTGCGACCAGGGGAATTCGCGGGTAGAGACGACGAGGTAGATGCTGCCGAATTCATGACGTGATCTGTCGATCCATTTGTTGATAATGGCGGAACATACGATGGTGGTGGAGTTCCGGACGAAGTCGATCCAGATGCCGCGGGAGTTGAGGAGGTTATCGATGAAGAGGACGAACCTGTCGGGTCGGGAGACGACGTTGTCGTGGTGGTCGAAGCAGTCGACGCGGCCGGACCGCTCACTGTAAAAGTTGTTCCCGACGGAATATTTCCCATTATATCTTGTTTGTGAAGAATTTACGGCTTCATTGTGGAGAATACCGTTCGTGCCAGATCGTGCGCATCCTCTTCCGTAATGTTCGCGATCGTCCGGGCAACGCCGCACAGACCCTCGTGAATCTCCTCCCACTGCTCGTCGTTCCACGGAACTTCGGTGGTGCGAGGACCGCGACCAGGAAAGTTCTCCAGAAGAACCCCGTCTTTCTTTCCCTTCATGAACATGTAGCATCGGAGCTGGACGAAATCGTAGGCAGGCGGAACCGTCCAGAACCTCTTACGGTTCTTCGTCTCCACGACCTTCTCGCCCTGCATCCCGTCGAGATACCCAATGAGACGGTAATCAGAGCACTCGAAGTCCACAAACGTATTGCGGCCCGTCACTTCAATCCCCGTAGCTGCCGCATGATCGTTTTCGGCCTTGTCTTCCAGCTTAGTTCCCCGCCGCTTCTGGATCTCGGATGCTAGAACCTGGTGCTCCTGCGTGCTCTCAATCGCCATCTTCACTTCCGGGAGGACACACAGCGTGAGGAGCTCGTTCTCAACGGTTGTCTGACCTGCAATGACTCGCGCGACAACTTCCTCGAGTGCTACACACGTAGGTGGGCGCTTTCCCTCCAGCGTCTCCTGCACGACCTGGCGAACATGTTCCTGCTTAAAGGCGCTGATCGCATTTTCCACTTGTGCGTCGGACGTAGCCCCAACCGCCTGATCCACAGACTTCCACATAGCCTTGAGGGCGGAAGGAGATGCCTCGGCGACAATTTCGCGTTCATTCTTGACTCCCATAGTATCCTTTAGACCTAGAATTGCCGATTTGTACTTGGGCATGCCGGTGAGAACCTTCAGGAGAGTCTCATTCTTCGTACGGTAGGGATTACGGCCAAGGAGAGATGCGACATCGGATGCAGAGAAACGGGGCTTCATTTTACTTGCTTACTTACCCTCTATCCAACGCCGTTTCTCTAATCCGTTTTACGCGAAGAAGTTCACGTACTCAGGACCCGCACAGTTTCGAGCAGATACCATCAGTGCAAATACCCTATCGCATTCGGGATTCGAGGCCCTTGCCATACCTACCGGTTCTGGTCCAAACTCGCTAACCAGTTTATCATAGCGCTCCTTTACCTGAAGCGCTTCGGGCGAGTCGTCTGAGAGAAACCATGCAGCCTCTTTCCAGTACGGCTTTAGGTCAGACAGTTCTGAGAGATGAGTCAAGTAGAAATCGCGCTGTAAATGTAATACAGGAGAAGGAGACGGAAAATCTCCCAGTTCCCAAAAAATATGTTTTTTGTTTCGCGTAGAGGATGGATACAGATAGTACTCCTGGTTCTCGTGCGTCCCATTCTTCGCGGTAATACCGATACACAGGTTTTGAGGACCCCACTCCTGTTGATTGATAAATCCCAAGAGCATAGGCTTCATCACAAAATCTGCATCCCAACGAAAAATCCAGGGGTACCGAGCCTGTTCCGCACACCAATTAGAATACCGAATAAAACTGTGGTCTGAATCCTTATCGGTTGCCAGTGTTTCGTATCCTGCCCTCGAGACTTGGTGATCGTATGTCAAGACCCGTACATGTGGATTCTCTTTTACGAGAGAGGCAGCAATCTCTGCGCTCTTGTCCGTACACCGATGAAGGATTAGAATAATTTCGTGAGGAACAGTGACAAATACAAGGGAACGAATTGAGCGAGCAAGCGTAGCTTCCTCATTGCGTATTCGGACAATAAAGGAAATACCTGCTCCCTCCATTTACGTATCCATCAACGTTAGTATGTAAATGGCGGTCCGTCTCCATATTCTGGCACTACCCCATACAGTCACCAATGACGAGTTTAGCCATTGCGCGTACACGGGCAAGGTCCTACGATTCCCGGAGATGATGATGTCGCGAGGGTTTGAAGTTTATCATTATGGAGTCGAGGGATCGACCACCGGCGCCACTCGGGATATCCAGTTGATGACACGAGACGAATGGGATTTCTTTCGAGTTCAGTCGTATAAGTTCCTCCATCCCGAGATGTCCCACGACAATGCTGTCAAGCATCTGTCCGACCACAAATCATTCATTGGCGATTTGGGGAACTGGTCGACACCACTCTATATCGAATTCAACGACCGCCTGCGCCCCATACTACAGGCAAACTACCGTTCACCCACGACGGATATTGTATGTGTCCCCTTCGGGATTTCCCATGATCGGGCGCTCAAGGATCTGAATATGGTGGTGTGCGAGAGCGGAATCGGGTACAACGACTCTACCCGCAATTATCGGATTTTTGAAAGTTATGCGTGGCTACATCACGAACTTGCCAAGTCGGGAAAGTGGGGACAGAATTACTGGTTCGTGGTCCCGAACTACTTTGATGCTCGTCATTGGCCTCTATCTCTAACTCCCAAGCTGAATACTGTTGGATTCTTTGGTCGTATTTACGATGGTAAGGGATGTCATATTGTCATGGAAGTCGCTGCACGTCTACCCCATATCCAGTTTGTTCTGTGCGGACAGGGAAACCCCGAACAGTTTTTGAAGTACCCCAATATTGTGTATAAGCCCCCTATCTCGGGCAAGGAGCGGGGCGAGTATTTGGGATCCCTATGTGCGCTTTTGGCTCCCACCATGTTTATTGAACCTTTTTGCGGAGTTGCGGTAGAAGCCCAGATGTGCGGGACTCCCGTATTGACACAGGACTATGGTGCACAGACGGAGACGGTGGAGAATCTCAAGACTGGGATTCGGTGTCATACTCTACAGGACTATGTGGTCGGGGTGCAAATGGCCGTAGACGGGAAGTTTGACCGCAAGTATATCCACGAACGCGCCGTCAAGTTGTACGACATGTTCGAGGTAGGGAAGAAGTACGAGTACGCCTTCAAGTGTATTATCGACGTTCACAACGGTTCCAACGGATGGTATTCGAAGGAGTCGCACCTCGCAGCTCTAAATTGATTGAATGAATTCCCATTGTAAGTACTCGCAAATCTTCTTCCAGATCGTGTCGTGCTGAATTAGCCGATCGCGAGACTTGAGAAGCGGGAAGTGGACCTTGTACTCGTCCAGCTCCAGCAGCTCCAGGAATTTGTAAATAATGTAAGAATACGACAGGAAGTTGCGACGTTCGTCGGGGCAGTATAAGAGGTACGGTGCCTGCACTTCCTGAAACATCGCCCTGATCTTGTCCTCAATCTCAGGAGTGATGGTGGGAGGGGGGTTGCCGTTCAGGCGTGACAGAATGTGAGCGGCATGTTCGTAGTACCGGTTCCTACCTAGCTTCTTGAGAATCTCGCGAATATTCTGTTCCGTCAGGATGGCAATATTGTCGATGCGCCGCTTCTTGATCTCGCAAATGACTTCGTTCATCACATCGTCGGGGATCTCCGTACTCTCTTTCGCCTGAAACTGATTCAGAATCTCGTTCAGATGGTTCTGCTTCTTGTACGCATAATTATTCCGCTCCTTCGGTGGATCCCTGAAACTCGGGAAGTCCGAAACCACGAGAGCGTACTCTTCCGAACCGCACTTGGGACAGACCAGAATACCTTCCGACGTAATCTCTTCGCGAGGGATATTGCAGGTCGCACAGTGTTCCGACATCTTCTTGATATTATCAGCGTTCTCGGCGATATTGAGACCGTTCGAAAGTCCACGACGGGACATGTACTCATCAAACATCTTCTTCTTGGACGGACCCACCGCTGTCTCCGTCACCGAAAACAGCTTGTCGAACGTTCCCTGTGCCATCGCTCCCATATCAATTTTTGATACGGTCTTCTTCTGGATGGGCGCATAGTAATCTAGCATGATATCGCCGCTATCAAGGTAATACTTCTGAATATCGTACTTATCGGCCGCGCGCGTACGTTCATCCTCCAAGATATCAAGCTCTTTCTGGAGCCGGGTTGTTCGCATCACATCGTCAAATGCGAAAGGATCAAACGTCCCCGACAGATCATTCTTGATCTGACATATCTGTGAATCGAGAGTAAAAATCGCATCAGTTGATGATCGCTGCTGCAGGTCGTCAATATGCCGCTCGTGCAGAGAATCGAGGGTTCCGATCTGATCCCGATTCTTTCCTCCTCCTCCTTCCCTCGATTTCTTCACCTTGAATACGTCGGAAGACATATTTATCTATTATGACTCTGGGACGTCCCTCTGTAAGCCATTATTTCGAAACAATGTACCCAACAACGCATGCTAGGGCGACCCCCCACAGAACATACGCCATCGGGTCAGTATAGTCAACCTTGACGAACTGAAGATTCCTATTATCCGGCTGGTAGTCCGCGAAGAATTCCGGCATGATTTTCATTTTGGGAGCAGGGTTCATAGGAGCCGCCTTTTCATACATGGCCTGATTTGCCGCTTTCTCACACGGGGTTAGATTGTTCTCTAGTGACGGACTCAGGAACCGCGTATCCTTACCCAGCGGATCACCAGTAGTAGGATCGGTGATAAGACAGGTATACGCTTGGCACGGAGGAATACCCTCAAGAACCATACCGTTAACGATTTTCAGGGGATTCATCGATGCGAGGTCTCCGCCAATACCCGGAATAATACCGTCGAATCCAGACCCCTGAACCGCCTTCTGAAAACTTTCTCCAAGAATACCTGCCGCATCATCTCCGCCGAGTTGATTGTTCGTATACGTATACCGAGACACTACCCGACCACCAGGACCCTTGCAGTAGCCACCCGTATCGGTAAAAAACTGATTTCCAACTTTAGGTCCTACAATAAGGTTATTCACATATCCAGAAACGGCGCCAATATTGGTCGATACTTGGTCGAAGGATCCGTAGGATCTCACGCCCTTCTCCTCTGGAGACTTGATCGTCCGTAGATAATCGAAGGACGGACCCAAAACCTTATCCATCCCTGCGTTGACGGCACCAATAGGATTATCATTGGCCGCAACAATTGAACTTTTAACGCTGGCCCACATCTCTTATTTCTTCGGATGAGACGCAAATTCTACCAGTTGACGCTGGAAAGAGGTATTGGTGAGAATGCACGGTCGTTGACGAACGGTTGATTCGATCAGTTTCATCATCGGGATCCCGAAGCGACGATGAACGTAGGCAATAGCCAGAGCTGCTGACCGGTTCATTCCGGCTTGGCAGTGAACGTACACTTTTCGACAACGCGGATCGCGAAGGTACCTATCCATCGTTTCCTCGAACTTCGGATAGAAATCGCGGATAATATCGGTTTCCAGCGTATCTTGGGCGTTCATACACGAATACCGTTCTTTGAGAAATGATCTAGCCCAGAGAGGACAGGCCTCCTCGTCCGCACAGTTCACGATGTGAGTTACGGAATAAATTGTCATAAAGCGTGGAGTCATATGTAGACCAGGACCAAGAAGAATACGATCAAACACAGATGCAATTGGATCGTAAACAGGTCCGCGAGACCGGTTTCGGTATGGAGCCATTAATGCCTCCACTTCTGACATTATATAGCATTGCGAGATTTGCGAATATGAATTTTACTACACCAGCGGCTGCAGGAGAGTCTGGAGAATGTAGACTAGAACAACTCCCAGTGCACCTAGAACTGCGGCGCCGGTAAGGGACACCACACCCGAACCCGCGTAGGAG